CTAAATCTGTATCAACATCTTTATAAACTGCTAATTGAGCTTCACCAATATTAATTGGTTCAAAGCCCTCAATCAATTCTAATTCAACTTGTGATGTTGAATTATCAATTGATTTAATAATGTATCTAGTTCTGTAAGCTCCAGAATTAACAATTAATGAATCATTAACTCTTAAAACCTCAGTATCTTTTAATGTTCTTGTAGAATCTGAATATGTTAATTTATTTAATGTAAATAATTTAACAGTTTTTGTTTGTGTAACACCATCAACAATAATATTTCTTTGTTGATTGTTAATCATAGTTACGTCAAATGAACCATAGTATTGCATGGTTCTAATTGGCATATCAATAACGTTTGAATCAATATAATATTGAATATCGTTATCTGCTAAATATGATTTAAATTGAGCGTAATTAATATCGCTCTGTGCTTTGTATCTATCGTCAAAAATATCAGCTGTCGCAGTAGCATCAGAATTAAAAATGTATCTTTCAACGTATACTCTTTCTGTTTCAATTGGAAGCTGACCGCTAACATCAAGACGAACAGTTAATAGAGGATTTAAGAAGTCCTCAAAAAATTCGTTTAATTTAGTGTTGAATTGAGAAGGGGATGCTAATTTCTTAATTGAAGGAGCTGGCCCTTTTAATCTTGAGCTATAAATTCTTCTAAATGTACCATCCTTTAATCTAACGTTTGCAGAATTACCATCAATTGCAGTAATTGATTTTACGTTAGCATCAAGTCTTTCAAGTTCACGTTTTAAATAACCAAACGCCGGGATTTGAACTGACTTTAATTGCTTAGTGTTTGGATCATAAAGATCTAAAGTCACAGTTTCTTTGTCCGTCGAAATAGCTTCGTTAATACGGTTGAAAGTTTCTAGAGAGTTTGTGTTTAACTCTAGAAACTGTTCCATTAGTTGTGAAATAGAATTCTGTGCGCTCATATTATCTTATAATGTCAAATTCAAATGTCTTGTTTACTGCGTCAACACATACCATTTCGATATATGGTTTAGTGCTAATCAATTCTGACGCTGGAATTGATCCTTTTAACAACCAACTACCACCTGTTTTAATATAAACATTGATCGACTTATTATTTAAATTGTAAATTTTATCTCTAAAAGACATCTTTACAACTTGACCTAATTTAAAACCAACGGTAGAATCGTCTATGTATATATTGAAATCATATTCGAACTTCTCTTGTTCAAGGTATAATCTAATTAAGTTATCATACTTCTTAACTCTAGTCCAAATACCTTGTGAAGCTGCATTTGCTGGATTAAATTTATTAGAAGCATTTAAGTCAGATACAATTTGACCAGTCTGAAAATTATAAACTCTAGATTCTGATAAGGTATAACCGTAGTTTGTGTTATTAATTTTGATCTTGTTTGGAGTTGACTTATCAACAACTACTCCATCGCCGCTAACAACAACATCAGTGTTATATTGCAGCTCGGTTGGAATTTCACCAGAGATCACCTGGTTTAATCTTTTATTTGTAGATGAGATTAATTGTAGGATAGAACCCGAGTTCTCAAAATTCAATGCAGCAGCCTCTAGCGACTCTTCTACATCGGCTAATCTAGCTAAAATATCCGTCTGTTGTGCAGATGTTAAAACTGCATTTTCAATATTGTATAATCTCTTTAAAATATCTGCGTGATTGTTGTTTGCTTCAGCTAAAACCTTAGCGGCGTTTTCCAACGCAGATGTTGTATCAAAGAATACATCCATTGAGAATGTTGTGAAGTCATTAATATTCTTCTCAATACCAACATTATCAAGTGATGAATTAAATTTAACGTTTAATTTCAAGGCAAATGCGTTACCATTTAAACCAGTAACGTCATTTGGCTTATACTTAGACACTTCTGGAATGTACCAACCTTGACCAGCCGGATCCTCTTTCCAGTTATCTAAAATAATAATACCATAAAGGTTAGTTGATCTTTGTGCAGCGTTAGACTTAGAATATACATCATAATAAACTAAGATTGCGTTGAATCTGAAATCACCGCCACGCTTTGCGTAATCTACTAAATTATTTAATTTTGGATCATTAACGATTTGAGCATAAGTGTATGGATTAAATTCGATACCGTATGCATATCCATTATTTACATCTAACGTAATTTGACCGCTATTATTATCAGCTAATGCTTCTAAATTAATATTTGGATCTGGGTGTGTTTGACCTGCTCTACCATTAATAAAATCAGTTGGAGAATATGCAGTTGCAGTTGTGTTAAAGTTTGAAACTTTAAATAATACATCTGGTGTATAACCAACATAAGAAGGAACGTTAACAAATACTTCGTTATATGTGTTACCTTGATAGTTTTTATCGTTAGTTACATCAATGTTTCCAATGTATTTTACAACTCTAGAATATTCAGAGCCAGTTTGAAGTGAATCATCTTCTTCAACTACTCTAGCATATCCACTTTCAACTTCTTGTGAAGTACCTTGGCGAACTCTAAAACCACCTAAATGGTGTAACCATTTGAAAAAGATTTTTTCAGAATCTGAAGCAAATCTTACCGCATCAAAATCATCATCGTTTAAGATAAAGTTTTCAAAGTTTAATGCGTAGTTTTGAAAGGTTTGCGCAAAATCGACGTTAGCATTACTATTAGGAACATAATCAGCACCACTTGCATCAAACAAGTTTTCAAATTGAATGTAATTACTTGTTGAACCTTGAGATGGCTCAGCAGCTACTGGTAAATCCAATAGTGCGAACTTTGAGTATTCAAACACAATGTCAGGATTGTAATACGCACGAGTAAGATCCCTAGCAGCGCTAGAAAAAGCATACATCGTGCCGCCCTGTTCTTGTGGTATTCTAATTAATGGTGTTGCCATTTATGTTATCTATTTGTTTTAGAATGTAACAGTACAATTAACCTGAGAGATGATGTACCAGAAAGATCCAACATATCTTAAAGTTAAAGTACCATTAGACAAAATTGTTGCCGCAGTTGCACCTGCAATATTAGTTGCATCCAAGACGATTTGGCCGCCATCAGCGATCAAAGTAATTTCTTGGCCTGCATCTCCTGCTGCTAATACATTTGTACCCGTTAAGGCAGTTGCATCTAATACGTAAGTAGTTGCAATGTATTGGTTAGCTGCTGGCATTGTAGTAGCTGAAACAATTGAGTGTCTAAAACCTTCTTCTAAGATAACTGTACCTTCTGCTGTGAAATCTACATTTGCAATAACATCAGTATTTGAAACTGAAAATAAATTTGAACCGCCGTTTGCTAATGTAAGGCCACCCGCTTGAATACCACCAGAAATAGATAAAGTCTGTGAAGTTGGATCCAAAAGATCTGTTACATCTACAATCTCGGTATTTAATGCGTTGAAATTGTCGTTAATAACAATCCTTGAAGAAGCTAAGCTATCTGTTGCTAAAAGAGTCGTGATACTTGCCATTTTAAATAATATTTAGTATGTTTTTTGTTACTTTATTTTTATTACCATTCAAGTCAGTAAGTTCCAGCTCAACTGTATAAAAACCTTTTTGTTTAAACAGATGAGTGAACCACTGATTATTATAATATATATCCTGGATATTTAAAGTATTATTTATCAACCTCCATTTTTGCGAAATTATACCAGGCATATTAGTCAAATCATATGATAGGGTTACGTGATTCATTTTATGTAAATCTACAACATCTCTAAAGATATATGTATCATTGAATCCTGGGTTATAACTTGTAAAGTTGATTTTATTTAAGATTTCACCACCAAATTGGCTATTGAAATACACGTTTATAAAGTCATAATTTCTGCTTGGCTCTTTTGCCACCGCTAAAATATAGTAACAAACATCCTCACCAAGAGGGCCGGTTCCAGTTAATGGGTCTGCGTCTTGGTCTAATAGGATCGGGTTCCAATTGAATTTACTAAATAGTGGATATTGTACTGGATCCAGATTGTTTAATTCATCTGCAATTCTTTCCCACGCATCAATATCTGCATTATCAAGTGGATATAATTCTGTAATTGAATAAGCATCAGTAATCACATTATGTCCCTGTTGTTGTTCAATAACTAAATCAGATCCGTTTATAAACTCATTTACACCTTGATTCATTTGAACTAGATTAACTTTAAATGATGAATTAATGTCTCCACCAATTCTTGTCATTTTCCAAGTAACTTCTTCGCTATCTGACCAAGTGTGTGTATCTAATGCGCCCCATTGGTAAGGACCTGGGGTTTCATTAAATCCTGAAGGTTGAGTTGAATCTAAGTATCTGCGAATTGTTGAATATTCAACGCCATAGGCTTCGTCATTTACATAATTAGCACGATCTAACGTTAAGTAGAAAGAACCTACAACATCGCCAATTGGCTCTAAGTTTTCTCTAGACCATTCCCAATCAGAACCAGCCTTAGCCCATGTAAAATTATACTCTCCCCATGTTAAAGGTTTCGTAGCAATTTGTGTAACCCCGTAAATTTCAACATTCTTATTTTTAACTTGGATCCAATCTTTCTTAATCTTAGTACTTTTTACATTATACAAGTCATACAGGTTGGCCTCAATGTGATAACTTCCAGCAAATGGTAGAACTAATGGGAATTGGATATAATCCTCGATCGGGCCCCTAAATGACTTATCATAATTAGGACCTTTAACAACCCATTCAATCTCATAAACACCTCTATGCCACCAGTTTTCCCAAGTTAATAAGTGGTTACCAGTATCTTCGGCATCCATCCATGAAAATTGAGCATCTTCCCACATGTCTTCTAAGCCTTCAATTTCTAAAACAAGAGGAGCACCAATTGGAATACCTGCAATTGTGTTAAAGGTATCTAATGGCTTATCGTAATATATTGTATAAAAGTTTTTAATTGATTCAACAACTTCTGCTCTATCATTTGAAAGAGCCAATTGATTAAAGTCTTGATTTTTACCAGTTAAACGATAATCAACAAATCTAAGATCTTCAATAAAAAGCTCTCTAAATTCTGGAGTTTTAACACTCTCAAATTCTCTACCAGCATCTTGATTTTTAATGCTGTGTTGGTTAGTCCAAACATTTTGATTAAATTGAGAGAAGTAATCGCCTTCACCAGTAATATCTACAATTTTAGATTGCAACGGTAAATATTCACGCTGCAATTTGTTTTTTAAACCATATAATTTAATTAAGATTTCATCTGGTGAGAAATCGCTCATTTCTTCAACAGCTGGAATATCCCATTCGTCATAATCACCTGTTGGTGTGTTCAATCTATAAACTAGTGAAAACCTTGAAGTCTTTTTATGATTTGAGTTCGGTAATTCAGTTGTTCTGTTCTTATCAGCTAAAAATCCTTTAACTTCTTGATTAGGAACCGCAACTGCTAAAAGCTTACCAAAGTTTTCAGATTGTTCATTAACATTTAACCAATATTCTTTTAGGGTTAAATTGTTATAACCAAAAAAATCAATTGCATTTAATAATGCTTTATATGTACCAATAAAAGGCTTGATTTGAGACGCTTGTAATAATAACTCTTTGCGCTTTTGGTTAATTAAGATCCAATCTGGCGAACCTTCTTTAACATCCATATCTTTAAAGATAAAGAAATCTAATGGACTTAAAGACATTCCCATATTGGTTAATAATACATCTAATCTCTCGTCCTCTGCCTCAATTTCGCCGTACACTCTAATTTCAGCATACTTAACTGAATCAATATAAACATTTAAAACGCGAGTATGATATGAATCAATTTCTGATTTAAATGCAATTTGTGCTTTAACTGGGATTGGTTTAGCCGCATTAGTTATAACCTTTAATCCATTCTGAGTTCCAACCGAGTACGAAGGATCTAATATGGCTGATTCTTGATACTTATCAATATTTACAAATGGCTCTCCGTTTTCAAGCTTTGCACTATATAAGAAAATATCATTAGAAGATTCATAATCAGCCTGAAATTCAAATTTAATTTTAACATCATTGCCTGATTCTGAAATTGGGGTAACCCATTGTGTACCACCAACTTGATTGATTGTTTCTTCTAAAATAAAAATAGTATAAGTTTCATATAAACCTGCAGAAACTATAGGCAAATACACATTTGCTTGATAGAATCCAAGTGTATCATTCCAAACAGTATTCAGTTGATCTGAATTGCTATCAAAAAATCTTAAGTTTTGGTATGCCATTAGATATTAAGATCGTCTTTTTTGGTTGTATATGATTTGTACTTTTTTAAGTATTTAACCGAATCAATTAAATCAGCTAGAGTCTCTTGTAAAAGAGAAATAAAGTCATTCATTACTGGACTTCTATAAATATATTGAGAGATCGAATTCCTTAAAATATTATCACGGTAATTATTACCTAAATGTTTACGCTCATCAACCGCAGTTCTACGAACTGAATATAATCTTTCCTTTCTTGATTTAAATAGATTCTCGAACGCCATTATAATGCCTTTCTATTTTTAGCCTGTACTTTAGCAAAAATTGTATTTGGAACCGCAGGTTCGTCGAAGTAGATTGAAAGCGCTGCCATTTCACCAACTTTAGCGTCATCTAAAACTTCAACATTGTCTCTGTCAACCCAACCACCTCTAAACATTGCAACCTCTTCTTTTTCAAGAATAATATCGCCAAACGAATCTAGGTTAATTACATTCTCTGGAAGAGCTGCACCTGGTTCAAAGTTAACCTTTCTCTCAGTTACTGTTCTCTTAAAGAAAACATATTTACTATTACCGTTACCAATATCTTCAAGGACTGGTGTTGATGGAGTTACTATAACTGTCTTTGTCAAATAGTAACCTAATCTGCGTGCATCCTCTTCAACCTTTGAAATAAATCTAATATTCACTGAATCGACACCTTCAACTCCCTCTAAGAGGGCGATAATGTCCGACTTAGGTAATCTATCTCTTCTCGTGATGTTGATTAAATAGTTTGAAATCTTAGAACGAATTTCTGTTGCTAATGTAGACTTATCATAACCTTCAAAGTAACGAACCTTAACGTCCATTCTAAAATACTGCGGTTGTGGCTCAACAATTTTAACCTCGGTTGTAACCATCTGTTGACCGCTTTGCTCTAATAAGTCAAGGATGCCGTTCTTTTCTTCGCTTGAAAAAAAGAATTCATCCATCTCTAAATTAAAGTAATCTTTGTTTTTGGTTAATTTACGTTTAGTGTCTGGTAACATGAATAAGTAAATCACGTTATCATCATCAATATAACCATCATCAGTCGTATTATATGCATCTAAATAAGAGAACATTCCATATTTAGAAAGGAAATGCTCGTAATTATCTGGAGTTGCCAACACAAATGAATGTGATTGCATCGGAGCAATCAATTTAGTTAATTGAGTTGATTCTGGATCTGCCCCCATTCTTGGCGCAACAGTAAAGCTCGATTCTAATAATTCATTTAAATTATATTCATTACCAACTGGATCATATCCAGCTGAAATAAATTCAAATGTTAAATCTTTTTGGCCAGTTAAGTTACCAACTGCACCAGCAGTTACGATATATTCAATTTGAATTGCAGCACCTGCAACCGGAATCTTGCCAAATGAACCATTACCAAAATAAATATCTAATCCACCTGATAAACCTGTTTTAACTAAACATCCTTCAGTATCAACTTTCATATCATATAATGAATCGTATAATGTCCATAACTTACTATTGACATATACTCTTACATGTTTATGATCAGTGAAACCCTTAATTCTAATATTAAATGATTGTAAAGCTTCACCAGTTCCTGTTACAGTTTGCGTTTCGACTTTACCTTGAATAACTGGAATGTAAATATAGTCTGCATTAGTTTTTTCAATTCTAAATAGATCACTATTTGTTCTTAAAACATATTCCAAATTATTTGTCTTAGATCTAATAATAGTATTACGTGGAAAATTGATTGAATCACCTGCGATATCATTAAAGGCTGAAGTATTTAATCGCACTCTGATTTCACCATTTGCGGCTGCTCCTCTAAAAGGATCGTGACCTGCTAAACGAGCAAGTCCATAGATAGATTCAGGCTGTTGGGCCGTTAAAATATTTTGCTCAACTGTTGAATCTTCAATATAAAAGAAGATCATTTTAGTTATCTCAGATAGAACATCTAAAATCTGAGAGAACGGTGAAGCAGTGGTAAACAATTCGCTAGTTCTACCATACAAACGAGCAATATACGACCTTGTGTCGTTAATCATCTCATTGGCTTTTACCCTGCTTGCCGATAAAAATTTAAATTCAGCCATTTTTAATTTTTATAAATTTTATATGTAAACACCTAATTGAAACTTGGAATCAACTCTAATGTCTAAAAACATTACGTGTCTATTCATTTCCTCAACAAGTTCAACGTCGATGGTTACTGGGTATTTTTTTGATAGTGGAACATATTTATTTAGTTGTTCATTAACTACCTTTTTTATTAAATAATCGTTATATCTTAATTCATATACGTAATCTTCGAGGTTTGCGCCAAAATCTGGTGAACCAAGAACTGATCCTCTTCTTGTAAAAAGAATAGTTTCGATCTGAGTTAACAACATAGATAAATCATCATCCTGTTGCATTTTATCAGAACTGTAACCCGGGTCTCCTAATGATCTTACGTAAAATTCCATATACTATATATTTTATTAAGAATGCATCATCCAGTCTGTGCCTTCATCCTCTTTAATTTCTTCAATAACCTTATCGAGCTCTTCTTGCCCTAAACCTTGAATAGCGTCTGGGTTAACTTGAATATTACCAGGAAGATTAAAAGAGAAAATTTGTAACTTTTGACCTAAAGATACTTTAACCTTAGCAGCAACATATCTAAAGAAAATTTCATCACCAAATAGTGCACAATCTGGAATAGTTTCATATACTTCTAAAATAACATCTTTCTTAGGAACTTCACCCATGAATTTTAATTGATGTGTTAATTGATTGTAATGAAAACTAAGTGGATTTTGAATAATTTGACGAGCTAAATCAAAAAACTTTTCTTGAACAACATAATATTGTAAATTCTCAGCAGCCGCCGCAGTATGAGCACCACCATAAAGACCTCCCATCATAATTCTTTCATATGAAAAATCACCTTGCGTAAAGTTAATATCTGCACTACCGCCCCATCTTGAACCTGTTTCAAATACCCCGTACACAGAAAAGATTTCACCACCACCGTTTACTGGATCTGGGCCTGGAAGAGTGAATGCTCTATTAGCTTTAAAATATGCACTATCAAAAAGTGCAACTGGTAAAACTACAAAAGACTCTTTTACAGAGTATTCATAATTTTTATAGAACCATTTTTTAGCCCTATTAATTATGTTTAAAACCTCTTTTCTTGGTAGGTTCATTGGGATCATACATGAACCAGTAACCTCATCAGCGATTTCAGTTACAAAGTTATTTAAACAATCTGAATCAAACTGAGGGTCCTGTGCCCAATCGTCGTTTCCTACAAAAATGTTGCTCATCGTTTTTATTTTATATTTCTTGATATAGAATCTTTTCTACACCGTCAAATGTTGCTGTTTTTTTATCGTATTTACCTTCTCTAAAGATTCCGCCTTTCATTTTGCCTTTCATAACGCCATCAATTCCAAAAACATAACAGTCATTTACGTGGCATGTTTGATGAATATATGAACTTTTAACTTTAGAGCTATTAATCTGTGAAAATTGAAAGAAGTTACAATGCTCGATATCTGAGCCATTAACATCACATCTAAAAATATCACAGTGCCTAAACTCTCCTCTTAAACTTGAGTTTACAAAATCATAATGTCTTAAATCAACACAATATTCAAGTTTACCATCATTCAATTGAACCTTACCGGTATCCGTATCATAGTTGATATGTCCTTTAGTTAATTGTCCATGCGTAAACAATCTCATTACTTGATCCTTAATGTTTGACCAATATAGATCTAAAATTCTTCCATCTTTTTTTAAATCAACTGTAAATTGGATATCTTTCCAACCCTTTTCAATATTTCGCCAATCTTTTGTAGCATCAATAATTCTCTGATTCTCTGCTAAGATTCTCTTCAATTCTAACGCATTTAATTGTGTAAAATTTTGATCTTCTGTTGATTTCCAAAGTTGTATTAAAAAGCTATCTAATAAGTGTAGAATTGTTGATGTTTTCTTTTCATAATCTTTACCACCAAGATATCTAAACTCTAAATAGTTTTTATGTCTCTTCTCAAAGTTAATGCCATAATATTTAGTGTCTGGGAAGATAAAGTTTTGTGAATTAATATGTTTACCGTCAAAGAAATAGGTGTCCTTAGTTGGTAAGATAAATTTAATAGATTTAGCGTATGCAGATCCTTCGCGCTTTGGAAAGAACTTAAACACTTGATCTTCTTTAAAATCAAGAATAAATTTAAGAACATTCATCTTAGCGATTCTAGTCTTTACGTCAATCTTATTTTTATCAAAAGATAGGTTTAAGTGGATACCAGCCCTATCAGTTGTCCAACCATTCTTTTCAATCCACTGTAATACGTTGATGATTAATAATCTACCCTCATAATATGGCAAAGCGCCGGTAACCAATTCCATAAGACCTTGGCCACCGCTCATATCTGGTTCGATCTTGAATTCCTTTGCAGTCACTTCAAAATCTGAGTGCGCTTTTGTTTCAACTCTAATCTTCTTATTTAAAACCTGCTCTAACGCCTTTGCAGTTTTTTCAGGTCCTAAGTCAGAGAAGAATTCAAACTCCACACCCACCAGGGCATTTTTCAATATTTCTGAATCATTAAATGTATTCATTCGCGAATTAATTAAACTTAAGTTAGTTTATATATTCAACATAGATTATCATATTAACCTGAAAAAAAGTTTCACAAATATTTTTTTATGTCGCGGAAAAGTGTTATATTTACTTTGTTAGTTGGAGGTAAGTAATTCGGTAAGGAGCAAGTCCGAAGTTAAGAGGTCCCTGAAGCAGTCGCAACCCACTACTCAACAACTAGCCATCTGCTCGAGAGGATGGTGGAATAAGAGGACTATGCATGGTCCTCTTTTTTTTGCATAAAAAAAGGGGCCGTTTGGCCCCTTTCATTTCTTTCTAGAGAAATTAAAGTTTCAAGAAGATCTTGCGAGTAGCAGAATCAATTCTTATAACTTGTACTGTAATATTATCACCAACCTTTAGGGTTTTAATATCAATTGTTTCTGGTAATTCAGATATGTGAAGAAGACCAGCTAGACCTTTTTCAACGTCAACAAATACACCATAGTCTTTTACTGACTTGATTAATCCAACAACTTCAGATGGAACTTGAATACGCTCTTCAATGCCGTCCCATGGATCAATCTTAACTGGCGCGTCCAATTGGGTAAGAATGATCTTTTCATTTGTAACAATCTCTTTAATCTTGAAAGTTACATCATCACCTGGTTGAACTTCACGAGCCTTATGTCTCTTAGCAAGTTCTGGGCTAAGATCATTTACGTGGATCATACCTGTTAAACATCCATTAAATTCAACGAATACTCCGTATTTAGCCGAACCAGTAACTTGACCTGTAATTTCTACTCCCAAGTTTTCTTTAAGAGCTTCAACCTGTGATGGGATCATTGCTTTCAAGTATTCTCTATGGGATACAACAATTGTTCCACGCTGTTGTGAGAAGCTCATTGGCACAACATAAAGTGTTTGACCAACGATTGATTCAAAATCAGCCAACTTATTGATACCTGCAAGTGAACCTGGCATGAAACATGCAACACCATTAATTACAACAATGTAACCTCCACCTGGAATCATTTCACTTACAAAACCTTCGTAAGCTGTGGTTCCTTTTTCAATTGCTTGCATTAATTCATCGATAATCGCTGTTTTAATACCAACAGAAACTGAACCTGTAACGTGAGATCTATTAGAAGTCTCGCGGGTATCTGTAACCTGAACCTTTACTTTTTCTCCAGGTACTAACATCTTACGAATCCCTGCGTCTTCTTTAAGCATATTTACATATACCATCTCGCGGTAATTGATGTCGATTGATGCCCACTCTTGATTAACGCTATACACGGTTCCATCATAAATTTCACCTTTATTGATGTGCATAACTGAGTTAGCAACAGCATCAAAGCCTAGCATGAGGTTAAGAAGATCCTGAGCGTATGGCTCATGTGAATAGACCTTAATACCTTTAGGTGCTTTAATCTTAGTGTTAGGTTTGCGGAGTGTTTTTGGACAGGTAGCAATGTGTGCTTCCCAATCGAATTCGTCCATAGGGACATTTGCGTTTTCGAGCCTGTTTGAAGTTTTAAGCTCTTCTTGTACTAGAATTGTGTCTTCTGACATTTTTTTTTAAAATTAAAAAGGGTTAAACATAATAACATATTATATATCTAAATAATTTGGGAGATTTTCCTAAGCGCTAGGTCCCATTGCACCTTCACTGTAAGAATTTGGCTCAGTCGCTATATCCTTAGATTTTGTAAGTTGTTGAACAACAGAATTCAACCATTCATCATATTTTAGAATAACGGTTGCATTTGCTGCTTTAAGATCTTTAGCCGCATTATTACTTGTTTCTCCTTGCTTAATAGCTTTATTAAGATCTTTTCTATTATCTGAAGTTAATGGGAATACAAATATTTTAAATTCGTTACCTCGAGCAAGCTCTTCAACCTGCTTAGCATTCCATTTTTTACCTGCAAATGTATATGACCATTCATTTTTAGCCTCTTCCAATTTACCTTGTAATTCAACATCAGTTGAAATTTCTTCTTCCTTCTTTTTAACTTGACCTAATATACCTTCTAATCCCTTTAAAGGAGCTGCAATAACTCCCATGAATTCTTCGTATGGTTTAGTTTTATCAATACCTAAATCTTCTGCAGTTGTCATAAAAAGTTTAAGAGTTATAAATACGCTGTCAATAGCTCTCTTAATCTTAGAGATTGTAATATAGATTTTTAAAGCTGTAGAGAATGGGTTTGGACCAACTGGGCCAATAACGTTTGGCATTAAAGCCTCTGATAAAGATTTAGTAAATTCTTTAGGGATACTCATTAACTCTTTCTTTAAGCGAAATGCATTTGCCTTAAGCTCATCAAACTTTTTCTTAAGTTCCTTTTTAGATAATCCTTCAGTATATTCTTTAATTAATGCATCTTTTTGATTTTTTAAATCTTCTTTAAGTAATTCTTTTTCTTCGGGTGTTAAATTTTGGCCCGTTAATTCTTTATATTGTTTATAATATTCCTCTAATACCTTTTCAAAGCCTAAAACCTTATCAATATACAACATAACAATATCTTCATACGCATATATTAAAAGGGTTGCGCCTAAATAAGTATCAACTGCGTTTGCAACGTATTCTGCATTGGTTGGACCAGGGTTATTATTTTGGCTTGATGTTGATGGGCTAGAATTTGTTTGAGGCGCTGGGTTAGATTGGCCAGCTTGTGTATTAAATCCACCGCCGCCGGCCCCTGAAGAAGATTCGCCAGACGCAACAGTTCCGCCAATACCATTACTCATTGGAACTCCTTTATTGATTGTATTTTTCGCGTCTGCCATATTATCCTTGTTTAATGTTATTTAATCTAGATTTTAATAATGTCATATCTAATTTAAAATTAGGAGACATTGGGCCAACACCAGATACGTGAACGTGATTATTAATAGTATCAACAATTTTTTCTAAGTAACCTGTTAAAGTTTCACCTTTAACTGCTGGCTCGCTTTCATCATTATTTGACGAAGCAATATAAATTTTACTTGAATGTAAATAGATCTTACCGTCATTTGAGAAACGAATTGCTGGCGCAGCATCTTTATCATTACCAGTTGCCATAGTTAAACCATCCTCCGGGCTCCACCAGATCCTTACATTTCTTTCAGCGTCATATACTAATGAAACCACATCTTGTGGTGCTGAGGATGAATCTAATACATCCCCTTTTAAATCTTTATTCTGATTAACTTGAAACCAATACTCTGGGTGATAAATGTTACCATTGTCAAAGCGAATCGCAACAATATCCCCGATTCTTGGGATTGAATGTGCCCCAACATGATCACGATTCATTGGAGTTGCCCATGGAATTGCGTCATTAGTTAAATTATCAAATTTACCATACACCTTTACACGACATCTTCCAAAGTTAGAAGGGTCTTGATTATCAACAACCTCCCCTAACCAATGTGTGTCTCTAATATTATCTTTGTAAAGGTCTCTATTATTCATTATCCATATACGTTACCAAGAGATCTAACCGCAGCATCATCTAGGTTTCGACGAATTGCCGCGCTAGCTTCAAATCCATATACGTTTTCCTGCACTGCTACTCCAAGATTTCTTGTTTGTTGATTTATATCTGTTTGTTGATCTATTTTATTAATAAAATTTTTAAATACATTTTCTGGATTTTGTATTTTATTAAGTGTTCGATCTCTAACATATTGTTCAATTTCAAGTTGCTTTTCTTTTGACAGTCTCTTCATGTCATTCGCGAGTCCTTTTGCTATATTCTCAACGCCTTCTTGAATCTTTGATTTTAATTTACCTTTAGAATTTTCAAGTTCAATTGGAGGAGCCGGCGAAATTTTATCATCATTATATGTTGTATTAACAATACCATTTAATGCTCGAGCTTCAACTCTATTTACGATATCATATTTAATACCAATTTCGTTGCCAACTGGTGCATCTGGGTTCTTTGATAGATCCGCAAATGGCGTAGTACCGCCTTGAATATCAAACTCACAAGAACCTAATGAAACCATAAGGTAAGGTTTATTCTCCTCTCCGGTTAATGGCGCAACTGGCTTAGCACCAGCTATTAAAGAAACCCCACCTTCATCATAATTTCTAACAGCTCTAATTTCAGTAACATATACATACATTCTGAATTGTCTTAAATTCTTAGGTAAGATCCATCCCCACTTATTTTCGTCAAATGCAGCTCTACGATATAGTTGCATTAAACCAGTAATTGCTAAGTTAATAGATTCTAAAGTTGAAATGGTCAAAACTGCTTCGTCTCCACCTCTAAAAGGATTCCCAGTGTCATACTTTAGAATTCTATCTAATCCACCTAAACCTTGCCAATACCAAGGTGCTCTATTATTAATAGTCTTAAGTGCTTGTATAAAGTTCTGTAGATCTTCTTTACGTTCTTCGTAGAACTTACCGCCACCTTGGCTAATTAATTTATCATAATATGCAGTAGCTCCACCTGCGAGTAAGGGTGAATTGACCTTATCTGTAAAGTCAAACATTAAGACAAACGACAAATAGGTTGGATCCTGATATGGCAGGGTAGCCAACTTGCCTTTTCTAAAATCTGCTGTATTTCCAAAATCTGACATATATTATTTATCCAATATTATTTAGACGGCTTGGCCATTCTCTTCGATAAAGAGTCAGAGTTTGAGCAATTTTACCCGTATTCTTTTTATATGTATATTTAATACCTCCAACCACATAGAACCCGCTTAAAAAATCATCGATTGTAACAGACGTGCTAGGGCCATTATCATTTGAAGTTTCAGTAGCCTCAAATCCTTTGTCCTCTTTCTTACTCTTTAATTGATTATCTGCTTGAATTCTTTTTTGAGTTTCATTGAAAATAAGAATTGGAAGCTTTTGATATCTATGTATTGCTGGATTAAATCCTTCTAATTGAACTTCTAAAATCATCTTTTGAAGTTCATCATTGTTTTGTTTATTATGAATCCTTGCAAAGTTATGGTTGATATGAGTATTGGAAGTAGCTGGGTCAACATCAATTCTACCCATGTACTTTGTTTTTACTTCCTGTTTATATCTCTCTTCATCTCTACGACCCTTTAATGGTTCTTCAATATCTTTTAAACTCTTTGAAGAAAGTGGCTCCTGATCAAAGCTAACCAGCTTCTCGTTTGAATCATTTTCAAAATATTGTAGAGTCTTTTTATATCCATTTAATTTTGCAAAGGCACCTGATCTATTAATTAAAGCATATTTTTCAATATGCGTATTTAAGCCTCTAGCATTAGAATGTGATGTTAAAACAAGAGCTCCTTCAGATTCATTAGCATCTTTATCAATACCTTTAACGTCTGTAACATTTTGAGAAAAGTTAACTTTAATAGTTTCAAAATCTTCTTCAGAATTAATTAGATGATTTATGTTAACATAGTTTAAATAGTAATATGGATCAATTGAAAATGTCTGAAAAGATTCATCATTAATATATGAGTGTTCAACCCTTTTTTGAATTGAATCCATAATTGAATCATTTGCAATAAGCATATTCATACTATCATCAGCCGCATCAATATTTGTTGCAAATCCTAAACCAAGATCTTGAGCAATAGATTGTAATTGATTTAATGAAGTATCTTTAGGATAACTTTTACAAACCTCTGCATATAGAGATGGCACCTTCATAGTTCCAGTAAATACAAATTTACTAGCAAGTCCGCTAGTTAATGTTGTTTGAGCTGGAGTTTGAACATCATCAATATCAAAGTCAATTCTTAAATCTTTATAAACATCCTTTTGTCGAGCAGCAATTCTTAAAGATAACACATCACCATCTCGCGGAAATGCATCAACACTAAAAAATGCTTGATTATCTACTAGAGAAACTTTAATAATTGGAATAGCTCCAGTTGAATCGATTTCCAATGTTTGAATGTCAGCATCGCCAAATGAATAACCATTGATAATCACTAATGGTTTTTCTGCCCCTAAACCATCACTAATATTTGATTTACCTTCTTCCTCTTTGAATGACTCGAAAGTATATTCGTCAAGTTTAATAGAAGGCTCAATAATCGTAAGTATGTGATTACTTAATGCCATTGTTAAATTGTAATTTTACCGTTACTAATATCTATATTCTTTTCACCTGGTTTTAAAACGTTAGGTGGTAAAGGTTGTGATGATCCATTTTTAAGTTGGGCAGCTTTTCTTTGTAAATATTCAACCCTAGCCGCGTCCTTTTTAGATAATCTTTTAGTGTCTATAAATTGACCTCTAATATTATCAATTTCTACTTCAATATCTGAAATTTCTTTTATTCTATCCCACTTCTTAAAATTAGTATCCATTGATGGGATTAAAATAATATCACCCTCATTGATAGAAAAAGGGTTAGAAATATTATTAAATTTTAGAATAAGATCTGATAAATTGTCGCCATTATAATATTTACGAGAAATCATATCAATCCTACCGATTTCGTCAATCGTGACAACGTGTCTAGCAATTAACTTTACTTGATCACCAAATAAAATATATGGCTCAGTCATTCTAAGCTTGCCATTTTTTATTTGTTTATTATCAATATTTCTAAAATCCATGATTAACCGTTTGCAATTTTTCTAAATGTATTTGTAAATTCATTGGCTTTACGATCCTTATTACCGTATGCGCTAACATCTAATGTATTGTTTACATCAACACCATCTTTAGGAGAAACATAGAACCTTCCTCTACCTGAGTTAAACATTGATTCAATTTCAGCCTTATCTCTTGGTCTACCTGGTTTTAATTTAATTGTAACAACCATTCTTTCTGGAAAATCTTCAGGTCCCATGTTGCCTTCAAATGCAACATCAGTCCCTGTACATGCTAAGTTACCTAATACCATAATTGGATTTAATGGATTACCAATTGTTACGTGCCATTGGCCGGTTGGATCTCCAGTTAATAATGAGTTAACCGCTTGTCCACCTGCTGGCGAATTAAACATTTCCATTAACGATCCACCCAACATACCACCTAAAGCTTTACCAGCATTACCAACAATATTTTTAAATTGATCCATAAGACCGCCGGATCCACCTCCTAAATCTGTAACAACTGATTTTAAGAAGCTTCCATAATCTCCATTACGAATATGCTCAAGATTGCCTAAAGGTCTAGTGACTGATCCATCACCAATATATCGAACTGAACCACCCCAGAACGGAGCATTATTTGAAGTTAAAACAAGAATATTTGCTAATTGATCCAGCATCAAAAGTTTTGGATTAGCTCCACCAAGTTCTCTTAATTCATATTCAAATTTAAGTGTAAATTCTTGTTCAAATGTCAAACCTTGATCCCTCATATAAACCTCTTTAATAACGTTTAATGGACCAAATACGTGGTTAGGATACGTATTACTAAATGAATCATAGCCAGAATTGGCTCTTTGGCTCTGTAAACTTACTGCGTCTCCACCTTGTGCAGCATTTGCAAAGTTTCTTAAGAAAGAATTGCTCTCAACAAGATTACCAAATGAACCTGCAGATTCTCCCTTCTTAGATTGAATCTCTTGAACCGCAGCTTCAGCATTCTTCCAATTAAAACCATGTGAAAACTTTAAAATATCGGTCATATTATTACCGCTTTGTTCGCCAAGCCAAGTAATTGCTCTGGCGAGATCAGGTTGAGGCGTTGTTTGACCATCAACCCCCTTCGGTGAAATAATATCATCAGGGCATGGGAATGCAAATCTACGAACCGTAATCATCATGTTATTTGGAATCTTACCAAAGAATCTAGTTAATGCAAAATCAGAATAATCATATCTATAACCGACGTTACCTTCTATTCCGCTAGTGATCTCAATGATTTGAGAAGCTGTTGGATTTTTAATAGCAGATGGTGATAGTTGATTATATGATTTAGATTCACCGCCGGTCTCTGGAAAGAGAGGAGTACCTTGATAATTAACTAAAGAATATTTGTTAAAAACTGAATATGGTCTTGGGCCTTGTGTAGTTGTCGCCTTTGAGCTACCTTCTGGTAATTTAAATTCTTCAGATTCTACAATCTGATTATAAAATATACTAGCGTCATCAGACACTGTAGTTTCTGTTAATTGTGGAGGGTTTGCAGATGCGTTTGCATCTATATCAATCTGAGCAAATGCAGTTAATTTATTACCTGTTCTATGTGCAGCCCAACCTTTTTCAAAAGAAGTTGTCACATTATCTGGTGAAGACCCTGAGAAATAGTTAACAGGATCATTTAAAAAGCTACCAAGCGCATCACCAGAGTCAACACCCTGGTCCGATATTTTTTTAACACCGTCGTCTAATGAACTACCCAATTCATCTAGATGAATATTGGAAGTAATTTGATTTAAAGAAAAAGTATCTAATCCCATTAATATATAGTAGCTGTTTTTATCCTACTATATATATTCGATTAATTTACATATTTAAATTATCGTAATCTGGCCCGTTAGGACGATATAAAAGTTTATCGAAATAGTCCTTTTGATTAGGAACTCTATCTCCTAAGAACTTTTTGATGTGTGCTTCAAAGACTCCTCGAGTTTCATAGTAATATTTGCCATCTTTATATACTTGGCGAGTTGACATCTCATATAGCTCCCGTAGATTCTTTTCAACTAAAAAGTCTTGAATGCTATTGTACAAATCCATCACTTGATTTAACGTTTTTGTACACATAACCGAATCAACCGTGATTAGATATGTTTCAGCATTTGCTTCTAAGTGTTCTTGTAATTCATTCTTTGTAGAGAATTGAGAGCGCTTAAATCTAAATTTAGTATTAGCACCATTAAAGTTTTTTTCAAAGTTTGTGTCAAAGAAATACCTTTTTAAGAATGATAGATCATCATAAAATCTAACAATTCTAATCTGATATTTAGGCATTTTTTCGTCAAACTTAACATCATAGATAATTGCGCGAACTGGAAATAACACATTCGTAAAAGAAGTGTTAGAGATTAGGGCGTGGATATATTCACCTTTACTAAATAATCTGTGTTTAATCATTGTCAATAAACTTAACGCAATCAAACTTATTAAGAATAACTCTAGATGGTGTTCTTTCCATCTTTAATACATTTAATGCAAGAGTATAGGATTCTTCAGTATTTGACTCGATTAACTCTCTAAAGTTAGAAACCGTGTCAGTCGATAAATTTTTGAATGTATATACGATGGTTGTTGGGGTCTGCTTCTCTTCAGAAAAAATAGATCTAACTGTGTTAATAATATGAAGAGCTATTATAGAATCGTTTGGTTCTGCCTTATACGGGTCCGCTTTGATTAATTTATTTTTAATATTTAAATAATCAATTATGACAAGGCTTGGATCCTCAATAGATTTAATAAATTTATTGAAGTCCCTTTTAGATTTGTACCAAACGCATTCTATAATAAACTTATTCATCTTTAGGTGGCATCAGTCCTTGTAATTCGGACTTCAGCTCTTCAATCTTATTTTTAATCTGCTCTGGCGTAGGTTGGTAATCTTCTCCCCAACCTTCGTTGATTTGGATTTGAGAGCTCGACCTTGAATTGCCGAGCTCTAATCCGATATCTATACACAAATCATAGATGAATTCAATCTTCTTTTGATTTGTTGCAAATTCATACACCACAGTAGATTCATAAGACTCGCCAGCCCCATTGATATTGTCATCATTAATGGTTTTAATAATACCATTATCGGCGATTTGTAGTGTAACTATTTGCATAATATTAAGCTCGTGCTTTGCGCATTTCTTGCGCTTGTTTTGTTAATTGACGAGATTGTTTTTTATCTAATTTGCGCTGAGCAGGGTCTGAATCTTTTACAGTAGTAAGTGACCATGCTTCTTCAAGAAGAGCGATTTCTTCTGTGTTGTAACCCATGTTTGACCAGGTTTCTTTCATTGCCTTTAACTTAGATTCCAATTGCTCTTCAATTTGATCCATTGTACGCTTTTGATATGCTTCATGCATCATCTTTCCATCTTCACTCATTTTAGCATACCACGAAAGAGCCTGTGGAGAAAAACGGCTGAACATGTTTTTAATCTTTAAGAAGTTAGCGCTACGAAATTGAGATCTGCGATTACGGCGCGACATTGTTGTATTCTTACTCATGTTGTTTTAAATTAATTGTTAACTTTTTATTTATCCTATTTAGTTTTTAACTGTAATATTCACGTAAATAATCCGTGATGTTGCTTTTAATATAATCTTGAAGCTTATCCATTTCAATTTGAGAAAGTGCAACTTCCATAATCTCATCATTAAGATCCTGTTCTTCCATACCTTCTGATAACATTGCATGAAGCGCTGGAGTTGGAATATTAAGATTGATTTTAATAGGAATAGTTACAAGATTCTTTTTACTCATCTTCATAATCATCTTACCCATAACAGAAGGTTCTTTAGCGACTGTCGGTTGTTGAATGATTACAGCATCTGAAGAGTTTGTTGCAACTGTATTTGTTTGATCTTGAATAGGACCAGTTTGCAGAATTTCACTGGTCAATTTAGATGAAATTTTGTCAGCCCCAGGAAGTGGTACTCTACCGTCTTTAATTTCTTCTAAAAATTCTGATTGAATATTTTTAAAGATTCTAGTGCCATCGGTAAAATATAGAAATTCAGCATCAGTAGATTGTAACTCGACAATCTTACCAAAGTTATCCCCTTTTTTCCATTGATACCTTTTTAATTTTTGATCAGCCATAACTTCCGACATAACATTTGATTTATTTTTATTGAATAATTCTAGAATCTTCATATCCCTTTTGAAACTGTTCAACAAACTCAAAACTTTCAGTTGGGCCAATAACTGCATCAGGTGATTCTATATAAATTTTGTAAAATAGATCTGGGCCTAATCGATCTAATGTCTCTTGTAGTTTTTCAACTTCTGGTAAATATCTCTTGTTAAATCCCATCATTCCAAACTGTTACACATTCTACTTCAATATTTGCCTTTTCCAATAATTCAACGCCGCTCATATCACGATAATCTTCGCAATAATACACTTTTGAAATACCTGCTTGAATAATTAATTTAGCACAATCAAAACATGGACATGTTGTCGTATATAACTCAGCACCATCACAATTCATAGTTGATTTAGCGACTTTCATAATTGCATTTGATTCCGCATGTAAAACCTCACGGCGAGTAACCGTCTTAGAGCAACATCCATTATCACAAACATAACCCTTATCAATTAACACATGCGCATGATCTGGATTTTCATAAGATCGAATCTGTTCCTCTTCGCATTTGTTTTCAAAACCATGTGGCATACCATTATACCCGAAAGAAATTAACTGCTTATCTTTAACGATAACGCAACCTACCTTTCGTCGTTCAGCATAACTCAATTTAGCAAATTGATACGCCGTTTGCATGTAGATAACCTCTATTGGAATTCTTGGCATATATTATATTATTATAATACTATTTATACACCTTAGTTTGAGATTGTTTACGAAAAGAAAAAGGGCCCGTATAGAGCCCTTTAAAAAATTATTGAAAAGTTAGATAAAAAAAATTAAGCTCTAACATCAGCTACTTTTGCTAATTCTTTTAATTTAGCTTGAGCTTGCTGAAATTTAGAAAATGCTTCGTCGTATGTCTTTTTACGATCTGCAACTTCATCGCAACCTTTTTTAATATCTTTACAAGTCTCTTTTACACCTTGTAATGCTTGTCCAGCTTTCATGAAATCTTTTCTTGATGATCTATATTCACCTTTAGCAAAAGAATATAGAGCTAACATATCTGGCGACATTTTATTCTCTAATTTATCGCATTTAGCAATCGCTTTTTCCGCCTTTGCATCTGCTTCCGCCTCCTCTGCTTCGTCTCTCTCTTTCAAAGATTTCATTGTATCTTTCTTATCTGGTAGAACGTGTTGCAACATTGCAGACCATTTAGAAGATTGATAACTCAATTCTCCAATAATTTGAATTGTTTTTGCAACAACTGGTCTAACTTTCTCTTGATCTTTGTCTCCTTTTTCAAGATTAGAAGCTTCAAGAACAAATTGCTCAAATAATTTTATACGTTTCACAAGCTATAATAATTATTGTTTTATTCAGCAGTATCTTCAGCTTCTGGTGCTGAATCCATTTCCTTCATTTCATTCATTTTCTTAGTATATGCTTCGATCATCTCATTACAAGCTGCTTCGAAAGCTTCAACTGCATATTCTTCTTTCATCTCTTTAAGAGTATTTGCAGCTAATGCAGCAATTAAAGCTGCATTCTCTTTCATGTAAGATTCGACAGTATGCTCGTCATGTGCATCCTCTTCGTATGCTTTAGCTTCGTTCTTACAAGAAGATTCATATACTTCTTTTAACATTTCAGCAACGGTCTTTACTTCAACTGGAGCCTCAGAAGCACCTTCGTGCTCTTCTTCCTCAACTTCTTCAGCTTCAGAAACTTCTTCCTCAGATTCTTCTTCTTTTTCTTCAGATTCATCTTCGTCATCAGAATCTTCATCTTTTTCTTTTTCCTCTTCGGCTTCTTCAGCTGCTTCCTCTTCTGGAGTTTCTTCTGATTCCACTTCTTCAGCTTCTTCTTCTTGAACCTCTTCAGCTTCGTCTTCTACTTCTTCAATTTCTTTTGAATCAACTTCGGCCGTATCAACTACATCCTGTTCGATTTCTTCAGTTCTGTCCATTTCTGCAACAAACTGCTCGAATGATTTTAATTTTGCCATTATACTAAATTTTATTTTTTTTTAGTTATAAACTATATATCTATATTATCTTATTAATTTTTAAAGACAATTGGGATGAACCTGGGATCAATCTATGATATAATCCAGCAGGTATTTTAATATCAATACCTGTGAGCAGTGGTATTGGTAGTTCATTATCATATTGAAATTTCCAATCTGAATCGGCTAAAACTTCAACAATCCTGTCTTCGTTATCAAAGTGCCACTTGAATAGGTGTTCTGGTGAATTTGGAATAAATGTTCTAATGATTGTATTCTCATCAATCTTTTCTTCTGTAAATGGTAGGGTTTGATCTTCAATCATTTCCCACATTTGTTCGGCTGTCATTTTTCCACAGCCACAATTTTTACATTTACAATTTTCTACCACGGGGAATCGGACTTTAAACCTAATTGTTTACCAAAGAGGGTTGGCCCATAACAAGCCCAGAATCCAGCTTTATTTGGATCCATCTTTTCCATCTTATCGCAACCATGTCTTGCCCAAAAACTAGCAGCTTTTCCTGGATCATCATTCTTAACAGTTAAGTTAGGATCTCCCCATTCAATTTTCTTAGCAATAATATTACCTTCTTTATCTTCTCTGCCGGAATTGCGGTAAACAATATATTTCTTGTCTCCACCACGTTCAGGTGAATCCAATTTAACTTTGACAGTATTACCACCCCTTGGAGTATATACAGCCGCCTTGCCAACCTCTAGGTTTTTAGCCATCCAGCCTGAAGGACCTTTCAAAATAATATTGCCCTTATCCCAGTATTGTTTTACCTCTTCAAATAATTTGACATAAGCATCGCTACCCAGCCTAAAGAACGTCGTTTGAAGATCTAAACCTTCTTCGATGTGTGCTTTAAGTTCAGGCGAAACACTCTTCCAGTCCTCAAATGTTTTAATAAATCTCATACATTATATATCAACTTAAAACTAATTCATTTAGAAATTGCTCACGATATTTGAGTAGAGACAATTCCTTAGCTTTTGCTTCTATTTCTATATCAAGATCTAGGCCATAAGTTTCAATATATTCATAAATGTAATCTGCATGAGCGCGCAAGATAACACTAGCATCTTCATGAATCTTTTTAGCAGATGAATAGTGGCACAATTGACGAATACCTTTAGGCCAGGTTAAAGCCGCTAGGCGCAATGCTTCTTCTTCGGGCATTGGATCTTCATAGCATCGGTGGTGGTGATAGTCAAATGTAATTGGTGTGCCAACTTGCAAATAGATGTCATAAAGATCTTGAACCGAATATTGTGCTGGTTTGTCGTCATTTTCAAGAATCAAACGAGCTTGTGCAGATCGGGATAACATTTTGAAATTTTGAACAAAGCGGGCTTTAGTAGATTCTTTGTCGCCATAAGAACCACCAAGATGGATATTCATCGAATAATATTGGTTTACCGGTAATCCCATAGCATCAAGGATTTCAGCATGTTGATTCAATTCTTTGACAGTAGCATCAACAACTTTTTTAGTCGGTGATGGAAGAACACAAAATTGACCAGGGTGGAATCCAACGCGTTGGCCATATTTTTGAACCAATGTACCTGATCCCTTGAGTAAGTTAGAGATTGTTGACCAGTTAGGCAAATCAGTAAGCTCATATTCACTCATCCAAGGAAACATAGAGCTACTCATACGGTAAACTTTGATACCATTTCTATGATTCCATTTAATAATCTCAATCATATCGCGTACATTAGCTTCTGCTAGTTCACCAGCATACTTAATTCCTTTTTGTTGGAATGTACGTTTAATCATAGATCGACCAATCTTAATACCTTGTTCGTCAAGAGTTAGATTGATACAACAATATCCTAAGTTTACTTTGCTCATATTATATTTTATATTGTTTTTTTAATTTGTTTATAGCTGTTTCAGCCTCATAGATTTCATTAAGTGTAAACACATCAACATCTTGAAACATAAATCCGCCAACTGTAGTAATAAATACATGATTACCTAGTCGATCAACTGAATCGACCTCATGAATTGTCATATCCTCTAAATATATGATTTTAGATTCGCCTTGAAGGCGCTCAATCCTCTGTTCGATCGTTATCATTAAAGAAATATTTAAGAAATTGATAAAATACCAATGGCCAAACTATGATTGCAACTATCCTCTCAGAATTGGTTAACCGAAGATCTTCATTTTCTTCACCCAATTGATTAACTAAGTAATCAAAAACAATATTAAATATTGTACCAATTAAGATGTACCAAAAAATCAATCCCATTGCTTCTCGTATGTGTACCAATGGTCTGCAGTTGCACAATCTATGAGAGCAGATTCCATAACAGTAATAATCTGTTTTGCTGTCATCATATCTAATTGAGAGTTAATCCACATTTCAGCCAGTAATTTATCTTCAAATTTAGAGGTGGCATATTTCATAAGACCACTAGCCATTCGAGTAATAATTGAATCAATGTCAGAAACTCGTCTTCCAACTATCCAGGGTTCAATTAAAATGCCAGAATCTTCAAGTTCTTGCAGAATAGTGGCTTGATCAGTCATCATGAAATGCGTCTTTAAAAATACTTTGAGCTTTGATATATTATCTTCGGTTAGAGATTGAACTGCTCCAACCAAAATACCATTACATTTTACTTCTGTTGCGTTAAATTCTAAATTCATATTTGTCATTTGTTTAATTACTAGGTAAATATAATAAAAAAGTCTGACATAAAAAAATGTCAGACCCACTTTTTTTAAAAATTATAGTCATAATATTTACGTGGAGCATCGGCGATTTTGCGCCAATCATACCGACCATTTGTCATACGCATTTCAATAACTTCACCAACCTCTTTGAATTCCCATTTCTGGTCAGAGTTATTAGTGCAGTGGGCTGAAAATCCACCAGGAACAAAGTCCATCTTTGTCTTATTCTCAGTGGCCTCAATAGGTTGTACATACAAAATCGTTTTGGATTTGATACCAACTATTTTTCCAATTGGATTAATGTCTGAGTAAAGATACTCGTTGATGTACTTGCCAATCATGTCTTCGTTCGCGGTGAAAGTTTTTCTTGTCATGTGTTTATCTTTTAATTATAGTATAAATATAAACAAAAAACCCGACATAAAAAAATGTCGGGCAAACTTTTTTCACTTTTTTTCAAATTATTTCCAAAATAACTGGATCGCAATGATTGCAGTGGCCAGTATCAGCGATATAAAGGTCTTGGCATTTACGCCTTCATTCATAAAATAATTAGTTAATAGAGCAAATGATAGAATACCAATTGCAAATCCAATAAATCTACCTGGCCAAATCAATCCGTCATAATAACTGGCAACAAACGCGGTTGCTTTAATAAACATATATGATACTAAAGTTCCTCCCATTAAAGCCACTATAAATGGATTTTTTTTAAACCATGGCCACATGAATTGACCATTGCTTTGAAACCATATTATAGATTGGCCAACCGTATAAAGCAATATGCCATATAATAATCCTCTCAAAACAATTGACCAGCTGAAGTTAATAGATGGGAAATAAACGATTCGCGGTGGTATTCTGTTTTTCCAGAATTCTTAATTGCTGTAATATGTTGTTTAGTCCCGTACCCTTTATTAGAACCCCAACCGTATTCTGGGTGATCTTTACTAATTTGCTTCATGTACTCATCACGAGTAGTTTTAGCCAAGATTGAAGCAGCCGCAATTGAAACATATTTATTATCTCCACCAACTACAGTTTCGTATGGAATTCCAGCAAATCCATGAAATTGATCCCCATCGACGAGGATAAAATCAAATCGATTAGCGCGATCATCTAAATATTCTAAACAATCATGCATCCCTTTTAATGTTGCCCTAAGGATATTCATCTCCTCAATTTTATCAACGGCAATGTGTGTAACGTGCCATGCGATCGCATTTTTGCAAACAATCTTTAATGCTTCTTGGCGTTCGCCTTCACTTAGCAGTTTGGAGTCTTTAATCAATGGGTGATTAAATCCACGTGGCATAATACAAGCCGCTACAGTTACTGGACCTGCAAGAGCCCCACGGCCCGCTTCATCTACTCCTATTTCTATAATTTCAGGATTATCGTTAAATGAATCTTTAAGAAGAATGTGTTTGGACATAAAAGCTTATTTTATAATTATATCCAAAATATTGATAATGTTTATTTCTCAGGATTATCCATTCTCCATTTGTCATAACGGTTTACAACATCTTGTAAGATCTTAGCTCTCACAATATCCTTTTGTGTAAACACATGTTCACCAACACCTTTAATGCCTTTCATTAATTCAGCAAATGATTCTAGTCCAATATTATTTTTAGCAATATCATATTGGCTAACGTCGCCAGTTACAATTACTTTAGATCCATTACCCATTCTAGTAACGAATAACATTAATTGTTTAAATGTAGCGTTCTGCGCCTCGTCAAGAATCATAAGAGATCCATCGAAAGTATCTCCTCTCATAAATGCAAGTGGACGGAATTGAATAACTTCAGACTCTACTAATTGCTCTGTAATCTGTGGGCCAATAATCTTACTTAAATTGGAAACGTATGATTGCATATACGGATCGATCTTTTCACTAATATCACCTGGCAAGAATCCTAGCTTTTCACCAGCTTCTTGAATAGGCTTACAAAGAATAATAGTGTCAATCTTTTTTTCTGCAAATAATTTTAATGCGACATAACATGCGGTAAATGTTTTAGATGTTCCGGCTGGGCCGTGGCAAAATGTTATGTCATTCTCTAGAATGGTTTGTACATAGTGTTGTTGAGATTGTCTTAATTGAGCTTTAACAGTCTCTGGTTTAATCGAAATCTTTTTTCGACCAACCTTTCGGTTTTCATTGTTTTGATTCATTCATTAAAATTTAATTAATCACCTGCCATTATGACAAGATCTTTCAATTTCATTAACTTGTCGCACTTCTCATACTCCTCAAGACCTTCAAAATATCCAATTAAGATATCAATGAATTTTGAGCGTTGACCAATACCGTGAGGGATTTCAATAATATCGCTTCCTTCTCTAAATACAACAAATCGATTAACTGTTTTAGTAAAGTTTCGAGTGATTGTATAGTACGAAGCTCGCATTAGTGAATCTCTGTCTTGACCTAATATTTCATCCATGATTGCGACCTTCTATGTTTTGTTTTAACAGTGTATATATTTAAACCGGGTTAAACCTGTTAGTTAATTTGGTAAAAAAATATAATGATATTATACTCTGTTAACTTTATTCGGCAGACTGATTATCACCGAATTTTTGCTGAATATACTTAGCTTTTTGATTCTTAATCCTTTTGGTTACGGATGGCTTTGTATACTCCTTTTGGTCGCGAAGTGTTTTAGTTTGTTTAGTTTTATTTACTTTATATTTTAAGACCTTTAAGGCCTTTTCGATATTTCCATTATCAACATTAATAATCAACATATTTTATCAATGATTTTTTTAATATTAAAGCACTTTTCATATTCTTCAGTGCCTTCAAAATATTGTAGAACGTTAGTAAGAGCATCTAACTTTTCATTAGCTGGTGTGTTGCTGCTTAAAGCATCTTGTTCATTATTAACAATCGCTTTATAGATCATATTCATCATAGTATCTTTCGATCCTTGGATGATGTGTTCAATACCGTTGTCTTCAAATTCGCTAAGCATATAATTCTTTAATTTTTTCTACTAATTTTAGTTGCTCTTCGTTTAGATTTGGTGGTAGAGTTCTGAGTTTAATCAATAAACTGCCATATTCATTTGTATTATATATTGGCATTCCTTTGCCAGAAATTCTAAGTACCTTTCCTTCGTATGAATTTTTAGGTATATTGACTGTAATATCATACAAACTATTCTTTATATTTATCTTTGTTCCAAGTAATAAATCAACAAAAGATAAGGTACATTCAGTCCAGATATCGTGTCCCTGTATAATAATATCGGGATCGATAATATATTGTATGGTTATGATTGCATTTCCTCGAGGGGCGGATCGATTGATTGGATGATAATCTCCTTTACCGTTTACTTTAAGTTTAGCGCCATTTAAAACTCCAGCTGGAATTTTAATATTAAAGCTATCACCGCCTAAATCAATATATTTAGAACAACCATTATAAACTTCTGACATCGTTAATGGAACTGAAATCCTAACATCTAATCCTCGGGCCTCTTGACCAAACGATTGATTAAACATTCCAGACCAATCTCCACCAAACTTAACAAAGAAATCTCTAAAGCTGGAATCTCCACTTTGCTTAAAATCGTATTCTTGTCTCTTATTGGTATCGCCTAAAATATCATACGCCTCAGAGATTTGTTTGAATCTATCTTCAGACCCACCTTTATCAGGGTGATGAATCTTCACCAAATCCCGATAAGCTTTTTTTATCTCATCGTGAGAAGCATTAGAATTTACCCCTAAGACTTCGTAATAATTCATTATGCTTTTTTATTACGCGATTCCTTAAGCGCTCTGCGTTTTTCAGCAACTTCACGCTTCTCCGAATTCTCCATCTTAGCTGCAATCTTTTCTAATGCAATTGCAATGCGTTCTAATAATTGATCGTTCATAATATGTTATTCTAATATTATATTATATATCACATTTTGTCAATGTTTAAACATAAAAAAAACCGGGCTAACCCGGTTGGTTTTAGATGGTATCAAGTACCCTCTTTAAATCTGTGCATTTTTCATATTCCTCAAGTTCTTCAAAATACTGCATAGTCTCGCTGATAATTTGCTTGAGCATTCTAGAATTATTGTGATATTCTGTATTGATACCATAATTTTTGATAGCAGTATAATTTGCTCGAGCCAATCGATCCTTCAAGATCTCCATGTGTTCTTGAGAATTGTCAAACTCTGGTGTGAAATCCTCTTCAAAATCTTCGTTAAAGTCAAACATAGTATCTGTATTTTGTTTTATAAGGTAAATATAACAAAAATCCGCGATATAAAAAAATGTTTTAGCTAATTTTTACAGATTTTTTTCTAGAAATGTTCTCATCTAACATCGGTAAATTAATCGCGAGCTCTCCATTTTCGCATTTTGCAGTTACCTTGTCATAATCGATTTCAAGAGTCTCTAGATTAAATCTTTTGTTTACAACCTTCTTTGAATCTTCTGTTCCCTTAGATCCTTGAACATGTAGTACATCTTCTTCAATATCGATTCCAATATCATCTTTAGAGAATCCCGGTACATTAACAGTTAATACGTAACCGTTTTCATTCTTGTCAATATTCCAAGAATTTGAAGTTCCATAAGATGGAATGTTGTTGTTGAAAATAAAATCGCTAAACATAAGTTGATTTAAAATACTCATAATTTAATTTCTATTTAGTTAAACATTTTTTTGAGTTATTGTCATAACATATATTATAATGCAATAATCATGCCATTGTTAAAATATGTCAAATAGTCACTTTTTAATTAATTTACTGTAGTTAAATATGTCACAATGACACTCTTATTGCTTTAGCCTTGATTTGATTAATTTGATCTAGCACTGTCCCATTATCAATTGCCTCTTGATAGTGCATACCAACCGAGTTTTCATGGTTCTTCGCGCTCATTTTAACCATATATTGATTATATCGGTCAGTTACATACTTCTCTCCAAGAAATTTATAATGAAGCATCTTTAATGGTTCGCGGTTAAAATCATCTAAGATCTCAAATAGTTTTTGCCAACGACCCCATTGGTGACCTAGATATTCCCCCATTGGTCGAATATCTTTAGGAACTGGGTGGTAGAATTCTCCTAAATCGTAACTTAATTCTAATTCATGTGCACCTTCAACCCATTCTAAATCATCTATTAGATTTAAATTAACAATCATTGGTTTTACATACCATGGATTAGGTTCTCCCCATTGTACATAATCATATAATTGTCCAGGTAAATCGTATGGAAAATCATCGGATGCCATTTGAAAACCTGCTGGATAGAATACGCTACAATTTTGATTTTGAGATAGAAATGATTTCAAGTCTGTATGATACACAAACTCATCACAGTCCGTTAAAATGATAAAGTCGGCCTGTCCTTTAGCATGTTGAATACTCTTTCTCTTTAATTCAATATGCGTATAATCATTGAACTCGCCGTTAGTTTCAAATGGGATTATTTCAACCTGATTTCCATATTCCCGTGCAATGTCACAGGTTGAATCTGTGGACATATTATCGTATATGATAATTTTATCACAAAATTGAGAATAGTGCTTTAGGTAATAAGGAAGCATTAACTCCTCATTCCATACTAGGACGTATGCCCATACTTTCATAAAATATCTAGATTTGCGATTCTAAGCATTACATTCATAGTAGCCTTAACATCTCCTTCGCAATACGTTTTAATATTTTCAAGTTCACCAGCCCAATAACGATCTGAAACTTGATCATTTGAAATATCTTGTTTAGGTGAAGGAATATCTAATGCTGCGCAAATTAAATCTAATGAAGTACTATTTACTCCACCAAATTTCCAAATTTCATAAGTATCTAATAAGCAGTTTTCCCAAGGCTTTTGCTTCTGGAAATGAAATTGATAAGGTACTTTTAATCCATTAATTAAAGATCTCTTAACAATCCACGGCATATCAAATCGCTTAATGTTATGACCAACTAGTTGAATCTTAGGATTCTTATTAAAAACAGCCTGCATAACTCCGTTAAATTCTTCAAGTAATACCCTTTCATCATCTCCATAAAAAGATCTTATATTAGCCGTTTGAGGAACACCTTGTTCATCAAATTTAATTTGGCCAATAGAAATACAAATAATCTTTCCAAATTCTGGAAACCACGCCGCTCCTTTTTCGTAAATATCTTCATCGGAAAGGTCCTGCATGCCATCTTCATTTTTACGTTGAAAATCAGCCTTAATTTGCCAAAGTTTGCTTAATCTATCTGAAACCCCAGAAAGATCTTGATATTGGCCAGCTGTCTCGATATCAATGAATAAAAAATCTTTAAAGTCTGTTTGATTGTACATATTATTTTAATTCTTCATAAGTTAGTGCAATATTTCTAAGAGGAATTGGGTATCTCATCTCCTTGTCGCCTTCAATAATATGCATACGATACCACTTTTCGCCGTAATGAATTTCTAACCTTTCAATACGATCCCCTAATGTTCCTTTAATGATGCCTCCTGCGAATGTAAAATAATACTGTTCTCCTTTCTTTGGAGACTTAACAGTAATTTTGCGATCCTCTTTCTTTTTCTTGGCCATCTTAAATATGTTTCAAGTATTATATATGGCCAATGAATAAAGTTTATAATCTAGAATCTAAGAATGATGTGTGGTCTTTTACTTCTCTGATTAGAGAATAGATTTCATAGGTAATATGGATTTCTAAAAAGCCACCAGATATTAAATCTGGTAGCTCTTTATAATCAATCCAATAGTGAGGTGGAGTCTTAATTCTACCATTGATATAATCATACATCGCGTCTATGTCCATGTGGTGTACATAGATTGTAACGAACATTGATTTCATATCAGGGTATTTGTCCATATACTATTTATTATTTGTAATGCTCTCCGCCTACCCATAATACAAAGGAACGTCTAAGTCCTTTTGTAACTGGTTTTACACGGTGAGGCATATAGCTTGGGAAAATGATCACATTACCTGCTCCACGCGGTGTGTATTGTGCTGTATCGATATCTCCACCTTGCCAGATTTCAAGATCTCCTCCATCATATTCGTTTGACTCCGATAATTGAACCGTAATAGAAACCTTTCTAAGAGAAGCTCCGCCGTGTCCAATATCTTGGTGCCAATCGTAATGACCTAACTCGGCTGCATCATATTCGGTGTATTGAATCTGTTCAGGCGCAGTATGCAAATCAAAATGCCAAAGAGAGTTATTAGCCTCAACAGCCATATTGATTAATTTTTCATATACCCATCCCCAATGTTCATCACGCGGGAGCCACTTAATATTTGAACGTCTTACTTCACCACCATCGGTGCTACCTAACGTTGTTGCTCTTTCAAAAGGAATATTCTGCAAGTCTGCATAAATCTTATGCAATTCTGATCTAGAAAATCCTTCTTTAAACCAATACCACTGTTGTGGATCATTGTGTTTGTACGGAAAAACGTAATCTGTTTTCATAATTTTAATTGTTTGTTAATTTGTCTCTAATATCATTTACGGCTTTATTCCAAAACGTAAATTCTTGTTGTAAAATATATTCGATCTCTCGTGAAGTTGCGCTGTATTGTCCAATGGCTTTTAAGTTATCGAAACATAAACTTTGTTTTTGGAGAAGATTTTCAGTTACATAGTGTATAAAATCGTCTCCAAAATAAACTCTAAAATATTCAGGAATAGGCGACCAATCTTTTTTGTTAATAATTATAAGTTGGCCGTATCCATTTCCTTTAAAAGGCTGTGGAATTACATTTAATTCCTCATTATCTCCATTTATCTCTTCATAAAACGGTTGAGAAGTTTTATAACCTAAATTACCAAAGGATGATACAACTTCAGGCTTATCTATTACGTCTCTTTTAAATGTTTTACATAAAAGATCTACATTGACGTGTATATCATCATTTAATAAGCAAATCCACTCGTTGCTTGCTAATTCGACCCCGCGGTTCCATGCTGGATTAACCCAATAATCTTTATCATTAACTACTTTAATTCTAGAGTCTGGTGATTCATATCCTGATTTTGCATTATCAAATATAAACAATTCAATACCTGAAATAGTAGAAGCCTGAATGGCATCTATTGTTTTGTAGATGCATTCAGACTTCCATAAAGTAGGTATGATAAATGTTACCATGTTTCTTGTAGAGCTGGTTTGTTTACAGCGTCTGGATTGAGGGTTTCTCCTTCAACGTATGTAATATTTGCAACTTGTTCTTCTTCACCAAATTTGGATTGAACATGTAATGGTGCATTTGGATTTTCATAGTATGCCCAGTCGTATAATCCAAGTTCTTCAAATCTATCTTTAATTTGTTCATTATAGTAGTACATAATAGTACGAACTCTACGTTGAATATCTGCTCGGGCCAAATTGTGTGTATTTTGTCCACCTGCATTATTGTAGATATATTGAATGTAACATAGATTTGGAATACGACACATCTTAGTATGTAAGAATGTGCGTACAACTAATTCATAATCATCAGCAATTGCTAATCCTCGGTTATGACCACCAATTTCAAAGTATGTAGATTTTCTCCAAGCTCTTACGTGGTTAGGTACACCAACAATATGTCGAATTGTTTTAGGATTAATGTCATGTTGATTACATACCCAAACATCTTTACCTTCATATTCTTCTAATCTATAATTACCATAAGAGAATGCAAAGCCTGGATCATATCTTAATGATTCTCCTTCTTCTGTCCATTCAGTACAATCAGTGTAGAAGAATCCGCACTCTGGGTGCTTTTTCGCCGCTAAATGAATATCCATTGCTGCGTTTGGTGTTAAAATATCATCATGATCGAATTCTGCCAAAATGTATCCTCTTGCAAGAGCGTTACCACGATATTTAACTTCACCGATAATTCCACCTGATTTTTCTCTAAAGTCATATACCTTAACTCTAGGATCCATTGCTGCAATCTTCTCAGCGATCTTCAATGTTTTACCACCATCGGATGAATCATTCACTAGAACCCATTCCCAGTTTTCATAAGTCTGACGAGCGAGAGATTGGTATGTTTGATATAATTTAGTACCAGTGTTATAGATTGGTGTAACAAACGAAATAGTTTCTTCATCATTTAAATATTGAGGACTGAGCATGGTTGTCATTGCTCCCATATACGCTCTTGAACCGATTTCATCGATTGGTATATTTACATCTTCAACATGATTCCATTTTCTACGTAAAGAAATTGGAAGAGATGCAAGATTTGGATAATCTTGCCAAGTGCCTCCTACTGTAACAATAGAATCTGGATTAAATTCTATAATTTGTTGAACAATGCCATTATCATTCTCAAAATACTTTACGTCAAGATCGTTTGCCTCGTAATTTACAAATTGACGGCTAATTAATTCAGGCTGGCCTGGACCAATGTAAATTACCTTTGGAATTCTAGCCTTTGATGGCTTTTCCAAATGGTTATAATAAGATAAGATTTCATTATGCCAGCTAAACCAATCAAAGTGATCTTTGAGAACTGCTGAAATAAAATATCCATCTGCTGCATAATTACTTCCAAACGTATAATCTTCCATCAATGATCTTTTGAAAATAATCTGTGCAATATCTGTTTTTTGGAAACCAGTATTTTCAAAAGTCGCATGCCTAACTTCTAATCCTGTAAAATCTTTTCCACCAATATATTGGGAAAATACATGGATCTTTGCATTTTCTTTTACAAACTCAGAAACTCTATTGTAAAAGTTTTCATGTAAGATATTATCATCATCAAGGAAATAAATCCATGCATCTTGATCTTCAATTCCTTTAATTAATTCAGTGCATTGTGGATATAAAAGACCGCCATCCCCTGCATTGATGAAATGAATTTTAGTTTGTGGACCTGAAATACTTGATAATAATTCAGCATCAATATCCTTTAAAGGTGCTGTATCAAATATAACGTGCCAAGTTATGTTTAATCCGTGTGTATCTGTGAAAACAGAATTTTGTACTGTCGTTAAATTTTTAGGACGCGTACATCTTGTTAAGATATGTAAATTATAAGCCATTTATAAATTTATTTTATTCAACATCAAAGAAGAACATGTGAAAGAATCTAGCATTATGGATTGCATCACCAAAATACTGAGTTGCTGCGTGAATATTAGAAGAATTGAAAATAACTAATCGGTTATATACGTTACCTAAAGTATCTACCATTTCATATTGTGATGAATCGTAGAAATTCATTGAATCACTAATTCCTTTAAATACTTCTTCATATAGATTAGAATTTCTACTATCACCTGGGAAATTGCGAACACCATTAATCTTACTCTTGTACATCGCTGTACCAGAAGAAACTGGAGCATTTGGCGTAAGATATACCATTGCTGCTAGCATTTGTGTATCGATATGGTACACAATAGGTTGATCCGCAGTACAGAATTGGAAAACACCATTAGCATAAGAAGTGTGGTTCCAATTAATAATCTTACGGCCGATAATTTCTTCAAGCTTTTCTTTAGTTCCTTCAAGAATAAATCTGCCATGTGTTCTTTGGCCCTTATGGTAATTTGAAGGTTGGAATTCTAAATTATTAATTGCAAATTCTCGAACAGCATCTGGGTCCGCGTAGAAATCATCAACAACAATAAGATCTTTATGAGTTGTTGGCATAAATCCTGATTTTTCAATAATAGCAGCATGTAAACTACCAATGAAATGCTCAGTACCATCTTCTAATACAACCACAAACCCTGTAGAAATTGCTGATCTGCTTAATCCAAATTCAAATCCTAATGAATCTACATTATTTGCAAATTGTGGATAAAAATCCAATACATCAGGGCGAGAATAGAATTTAGCCCCTAATTTAATGTGTTTGTAACCGTTCTCATTAGCTGTCCAAAACTCGGTAATCTTACCAAGATTTGAAGCAACCCAACCTGTTAAGGTATAGAGAGTATCACTTTTAACTGCTCTATCTAAGTTTAGTAATACATTTGAACTTGCTGTTTCGTGCATAATTGTCAAATTTTTATATTTATATTCTGTTTATTAAGATTGTTTATTTTTCTTTCTGATTACACCTATATTGTGGTATAGTTCAATATCGTTATATTCTCTAGGATTAATTGTTGGATTTTCAATTAAACCTTCAATTCTACTTAAGAATACGTCAAATGTAAGATCTTGAGGATTGTTTTTAAATTCTTCTTTAAGCATAATCACATGATCTGTGTGGCGTTTAATATGCTCAACATGATCTGTAATATCTTTATCCTTCTTACACATCGTACAGAAAGAATGGTTTGGTACTAAATATCCATATTTACATCTGTTAAGTCCTCTAGCTGGATAAACTCCACAACCAAATTTACCTTCTGCATAATGTTGCCAATCATCTTCATAAGCCCAATCCTCAAAGTGAACAAATGTACCATAATAAATCCAAGCAGCTTTCATATCATCTGGTGTCTGTAATTCTGCTTGTCCCCAATCTTGATTACCTTTATGTTCGGTTGGATTTCCATGTTCATCATAAAACTCTTTTAATGGAAAAACGCCTAAATCATAATATGCACTCATTCTACGAAGACATGGCGTATTTGTGTACATTCTTTTATGCATAATTGCATATTCATTACCAGTCCAATCTACAACCTGCTCAACGTTTTCAGGTCTGACCCAATATCCAAATGTATATTGTCGATCATCCATATCATCTAGATATTTTCTTAATTGAATATGAGTTACATCTTTATTAACTTCAAGAAACTCAATACTTTCTTGAATCCAATTATGACTTAATCCTGAAACCCAACTTGGAATGTATAACCAATCTCCTTCTAAGAAGATACTATATTCGTATTCCTTAGACATTTCGCTTAATCTATTAATCCCTCCGCCTGGACCTAAATTTACATCGCTAATCCGGATATTAAATTTAACACGGTCAGAATAAGTTTCTTGTGCCCATTCTAAAGTTTCATTAATAGTGTCATCGGTTATATTTACCCAAATAAACCATTCAAACTTGCTGCCACTATAATCATCCATAAAAGATTTTATAGTATACTTTAAAGCTCTACCTCTACCTTGAGTTGAATGTGTTAAAGTACAAATACAAAAGTTGTTAATCATAATAAGTTATTATATTACTCTGTTATTATGTTGTATATATCTCATAAAAAAAGAGGACCGTAGTCCTCTTTTTTATCTAAAATATTTGTTAATATTAAGCTGAACCTCTTCCTGGTCTTGGGGACGGTGTTGGAGATGGTGATGGAGATGGTGGTGGTGCTTGTGGAGTAACACCTGTAATTCTACCTTTATAAATATTAACAATATATCCATTCATTACGTGATCTATTGTTAATGTACCTCCAACGTGGTTTGTTGAATCCCATCCAAATCCAGGGAATCCTTTTGCACCTGTTCCACCTGGGGCTCCAGTTGTACCTGTATAGCCTGTTGGGCCATTTGGCCCTGGTGGGCCGTTAGGCGAGGATCCAGCAGATCCTGCTGGTCCTGTTGGGCCTTTATAACCTTGTAGACCGCCTGGACCAGGGGTTGTTGAGTTTGGACCAATTAATCCTGTTGGTCCTGTTGGGCCAACATAACCTTGGTAACCTCTAGGTCCTTGTGAACCTTGTGGACCTCTTGGGAAAGTTCCTTGATTACCTCTGTCTCCTTGAACACCTTGATATCCTGTTACAAGAGGACCAGTATAACCTTGTGGACCTTGTGGACCTCTTGGACCTTGTGGACCTTGTGGACCTCTAGAACCTTGTGGTCCTCTTGGGCCTGTTGGGCCAGTGTATCCTTGTGGACCAGTAACTAATGGACCAACAGGACCAGTTGGGCCTTTATAGCCAATTGGACCAGTATCTCCTTGTGGTCCTCTTGGTCCTGGTATACCTGTCGTGCCAATATATCCAACATATCCAGTTGGACCTGTAACTAAAGGACCAATAATACCAGTTGGGCCTGTTGGACCGCCTGGGCCTGTAGTTCCTTGAGTACCTCTTGGACCTTGTGGACCGCCTGGACCTTTAACTCCAATATAACCTGTAGGGCCTGTAACTAAAGGACCCACAATACCAGTTGAACCTGTAACTCCTTTAGTTCCTTGTGTACCTTGTGTACCTCTTGGTCCTTGAACACCAGTAGGGCCTGTTGGGCCAGTATATCCAGTTGGACCAGTAACTAATGGACCGACTGCTCCCGTTGGGCCAGCTGCTCCTTTATCTCCTTGTGGACCTCTTGGGCCTTCAGGACCAGTACCACCAGCTCCACCTTGTGTGCCAGTATATCCTGTTGGACCAGTAACTAATGGACCTGTTGGTCCAGTTCTACCTGTATAGCCTGTATATCCAGTAGGTGCAATTCCTTTAGGACCAGGTGCTCCAACAGGACCATTATATCCTGTAAATCCAGTTGGACCAGTTGGACCAGTTACTCCTTGATCTCCAGTAACTCCAACAAGGCCTTGTGAACCTCTAGCTCCTTGAGGACCTTGTTGTCCTAAGTATCCAGTATATCCTGTTTCACCTTGATATCCTATTGCTCCTGGAGCTCCAGTAAAACCAATAGTACCTTGTACTCCTTGAGGACCTCTATCTCCAATAATTCCTTGAGAACCTTGAGAACCTTTAGCTCCTTGAGAACCTATAGCACCTTGATTACCTTGGAATCCAGTAGCACCTTGAGAACCTCTAGAGCCTTGGAAACCTTGAGGACCCTGTGCACCATTTGGACCAGTTGGGCCAGTTGGGCCAGTGTAGCCTTTGTCTCCTTGAGGACCTCTAGCTCCTTGAGTGCCTCTAGAACCTTGAGCACCTATGAATTGAGGAAAATTAGAAGGATTAAGATTACCAGCATGTAATGCTACGTTTCCTCCAATTGTTGTTCCTATTTTTAATACAGCCATTTTTTTATATTATAATTTATTTCAATTTCAATTTATTAGAACATTATTAACCCACCTTCTACTGGTCTGGAAACTGATCCACCTTCAAAGAAGAGCTGACCATCTACACCAGCATAAACGCTAACATTATCTACGCCTTGATATCCTTGTGGGCCATTTGGTCCAGTTGGACCTGGACCGCCTTGTGGACCTCTTGGGCCTTGTGGGCCTTGTGGACCTGGTGTTGAATCTCCTGGTCCACCTGTTGGGCCAATGTATCCTTGTTGACCTTGTCTACCTGTAAAACCATTATATCCAATATTACCTTGAGGACCTTGTGGACCTACAGCACCTTGTGGACCTCTTGGACCTTGTGGGCCAATTAGGCCAGTTGGACCAGATGGACCAGGTGTTCCATTAGAACCTTGAGGTCCTTTAGAACCTTGAGGACCTTGTGGACCTGCAGCACCTTGTATACCTCTTGCTCCAGGAGGGCCAATTGGACCAATATAACCAGTATAACCAGTTACTCCAGTAGGACCATTTGGACCAATATCTCCTTGTGGACCTCTTGGGCCTAAAGGACCTGCAGTACCTTGAACTCCAGTATATCCTTGTGGGCCTTGTGGACCATTTGGACCTTTATATCCTTGAACGCCAATATAACCAGGTGTACCTTGATCTCCTTGGAAACCTCTTGGGCCTTCAGGACCTGCAGTACCTTGATAACCTTGTACTCCAATGTAACCTGTTGGGCCAACTAAACCATTGTATCCTGTAACTCCAATTGTTCCAGTATATCCTGTTGCTCCTTGTGGACCTCTTGGGCCTAAAGGACCTGCAGTACCTTGAACTCCAGTATATCCTTGTGGGCCTTGTGGGCCAGTTGGACCTGTTGGGCCTGTTCTACCAATATATCCTTGAACACCAGTATCTCCTTGGAAACCTCTTGGACCAATTGGGCCAGCACCACCTTGATAACCAACATAACCTGTTGCCCCAGTAAATCCTTTAGCACCTTGAGGGCCAATATATCCAGTATAACCAGTATCTCCAACATCTCCTTGGAAACCTCTTTCACCAATTGGACCAGCAACTCCTTGATAACCATCAACACCTTGAGCACCTTGTGGACCTAATGGACCATTAGAACCTTGAGGACCAATATTTCCAATAAATCCAGTAGCACCTTGAGATCCTTGGTAACCAGTTGGACCTGTTGGAGCAATACCTTTAGCACCCTGTGGACCTACTGGCCCTGTTGGGCCTGTTGGAAAAGATCCCTGTGCTCCTTGTGGACCGCGGTCTCCTTGGAAACCTCTAGGTGAATCACCTTGAGGACCTTGTGGACCATTAGGACCTGTTGAGCTTGTAGGACCTTTTGGACCTGTTGATCCAGTATCGCCTTGTGCTCCAGTAACTGCTGAATTTGCTCCAACTGCTCCTTTAGCACCTTGATTACCAACATAGCCTGTAGCTCCAGTATTACCAGTACCACCAGTATAACCAATTGGACCTGTATATCCTGTTGCTCCCTGATCACCAATAACTCCTTGATCACCAGTTAAACCAACTGGACCGGTATTACCGATCCATGCTGTGTATGCATTTTTATCAAAATTACCGGTGTGAAAAACCGTTTGTCCAGCAATTGTTGTATTTAATGATAATTTTGCCATTTTTTATATTATATTCTTTTTCAAATTAGTTTATCTTATTAATAGATACTTGATATAAAACCAGAAGTTACTGTAAAGTTTTGGTAGTTATCATCTTGTAATGTTCCATTATAACCGCCTGGAAGAACCAAGGTTAATGGTGGTGTAGAACCTGTAGCTCCTCTAGGACCTGGAGATCCAGTAGCACCTTTAGTTCCTGTTGCTCCTTGTGGACCATTAGGACCTGTAGGACCTGCAGTCGATGTAGGACCTTTACCGCCCGTATCTCCTTGTGGACCTTGTGGACCATCTCCACCCTGAGGACCTTGAGCTCCTCTTGGACCTTGTGGACCTCCTGGGCCAACTGGACCAATATATCCTGTTACACCAATATATCCGGTATGTCCTTGTGGACCTGTTCCACCTATATATCCAACTGGACCTATTGGTCCAGTTGGGCCTGTTGGGCCAACAGTTGTTTGAGTTATACCAATTGGTCCAGTATATCCTGTTAAACCAATGGTACCTTGGTATCCTTGAACACCTCTTTCTCCTTGCGGACCAATCGGTCCTTGAATACCTTTAGCTCCTTGTGGACCTGCGTTTGTTTGTGCAGATCCTTGATCCCCTTGTGGACCTCTTGGACCAATTGGACCAACATATCCTTGTGGACCTCTTGGGCCTTGTGGGCCTTGTGGACCGGTTGAACCTTTACCACCTTGTGGACCTGTATTTGTCTGCGCAGTACCTTGAGGACCTCTTGGACCTTGACCTCCTTGGAAACCAATATAACCTTGATCACCTCTTGGACCTTGGTCTCCTTGTGGACCTCTTGGTCCTGTACCTCCTTGTGGGCCAGCATTTGTTTGTGCTGGACCTTGTACACCTTGATCACCTTGATAACCAATATATCCAATATAACCATCAGGACCCATATCGCCTTGTGGACCTCTAGGTCCTTGTGAACCTTTAGCCCCTTGTGGACCTGTTGTTGTTTGTGCAGTACCTTGTACACCTTGATCTCCTTGAAATCCAACATAACCTTGTGGGCCTGTATTACCTTGAGAACCTTGTGGACCTCTTGCACCTTGATTACCTTTAGCCCCTTGTGGACCTCTCGTTGTTTGTGCAGCACCTTGTGGGCCTCTTGGACCCGGGCCTCCAGTACTTCCTTGGTTACCACCAGTACCTTGAACACCTTGAGCGCCTTGTGGACCTTGAGCACCTACTGCTCCATTACCACCTTGAGGACCTAATGGTCCTGCAACACCTTGAACACCAGTATATCCTTGTGGACCTATTGGGCCAATTTGACCAGTAGATCCTTGGTTACCAGTTGGACCAACATAACCTTTAGCACCTTGCGTGCCAGTTGGACCTTTAGCACCTTGATAACCAACGTAAGCAGTTGGTCCAGTTGCGCCTTGATAACCTGTATCTCCTGTAATACCTTTATAACCATTAGCACCGGTATATCCTGTTGGACCAGTTGGACCAACATAACCTTGGTCACCATTAAATCCTGTAAATCCTTTAGTACCCTGAACCCCTTGAGATCCTTGAGCACCTTGGTTACCAGTTGCTCCTTTATAACCCTGGACACCTTTATAACCTTGAGGACCTGTTGCTCCTTTAAAACTCAAATAAGAGTTTTGGTCAAAGTTGCCAGCATGTAATACTAAATGACCTCCGATTGTAGTTCCTGATTTTAATTGAGCCATTGTCTATATTAATTGTTTTTTAACTGTTCTAATTGTTGAACTAAGTTTTGGATTTTATTACTATATCTATCCTCGATAGATTGCCTTTCTTGTTCGGTTTGGGCAGAATTTATCTCTAAAGTAATAAAACCTAATTCATTTTCTATACCTTGAATTTGCTCTTCCATTTTCTATTATATAAAATATTTTTGATTTGTTTTAAACTTTTAGATCGATAACCCCTTTTCTCTTATACACTGTTTCGCCTTGTGTAGATCCGTCTTCTTTGATAAGTTTTTGACCTCTACCAACCGCAGCGTATGTGCTTCTGTATCCACCGTTCTTAAATACTGAATATTCATTTCCATCATTAACTAAAAGAATTGATCCCATTGAAGCCATTTGAGCATCTAATGCAGCATTAGGATTAATAGCGTCAAACGACGTTAAAACCCAAAGTTGTTCTGGACCAATTGCTGCTAAAGCATTAGCAAGATCAGTTCTTCTAGCATCAACACTATAAATATCAAATACTTCTTGTGAAAGAACAGTGCCTGAAGATTCTTCTATAACTGTTAAAGCCATACCTCTACCGCCTGGAACACCAGCATCGATTCCATTAATTCTAACAACTCTAGAACCTTCAATTGCAAAAACATCTCCCTGGGCAACATCACCATTTTGGAAAACTCCACCATACGCGGTTCCTTTAGCAAAAATGTGTGTTGTCTTTTCAGCTAAGTTATCAGCTTCCCAACCTGTTCCGTTATACTTAAATCTATTATTATTAGTAATATCTGTGATTTGAATATTATCAATAAATACGTGAGTGCCTCTAGACCCTTGCGATTGGTACGTAAATCCAATTTTAAGATTATTATACAAATCAAAAGATCCAGCAACCTGTTCTGTTCTATAATCCCAAATACTTGGATACTCTTCACTTGGTGGAACACCTTTTGTTGGAGTTCCAGTCCAGCTTGGTTTTCTATATACATATCCTTCATGTGTAACCAAACTCCAATGACCGTATTGAACATTTGGATCCCATACCGTTCCATTAGAACCCGGTACCCAATCTAAATATTGATCTTCAATTGTAAAATCATATTCATATCTTTGCCATTCCCAATCTGTATCGAATGCTCCGATGGGTTGGTTCCATGGAGTTGGTAAACCAATACCTAAGCTACCCCAACCAATTGTATGGTTTTGGAAAATTTCCATATAATTTCCATTAGTAGATCCTCTGTAATCAAATGAGAATCTATACTTATGGCCTCTTAATTTACAAGCTGCTGGCGGATATAAACTTAAACCACCCCAAGTAGAATCTGAAGTGATATTAGGATATCTAAAAATATGCATACCGTAAAGAGAATCTTTACCAGCATATTTACGCATTGTTGTATAAATATTTGATTGTTTATAAACATACCAACCTGGGCCAGCGCCTCCGGCATTTTCTGTACCAAATGTTTGGCTGTTTGGATTAGACCACCATCTTCGGCCGTCTTCGTTAATGTGCCATCCAAGAGCATCTAATGCATTATAAGTCTCACTAATATTTAAAGCTTCTAAATCACCAGTTGTTCTATTCATTTTAGCAACAACATTAGTACCTAAAGAAGCCCCTTCAATTAAGGAGCCATTTTCTACTTGAAATTCGCTTTCACTAGCGATAAATTTTGAATGATTAGCCATTTTTATTCTTCTATGATTTCGCCGTTAACTGTTAATTCTCCGTCTCTACTTAAGACTCCAATTTGACCGTTAATAGGACCTCCTGTATTTAATTCATTAAATTCTTGTGCATACATTATGCCAGATGAAGCTTTCTTTGATTTTGCTACCTGGTTTGATTCATTTCCTTGGAATTCTGAAGAACATGCAATTGCAATATCATCTAAATATAATGTAGGATAAGGAGAACCTTGGCCGGCAACTAGATAATTGCCTAAAATCATAAATTTAATGTATGCTGCGTTATATCTAAACCTGGTGTCTGAATTGTAACATTCAGCATTTGCAGGTATTATTTGTCTATAGTTAGTCCACGTTTCTGGAATGTATGGCGCTCCAAATGCGTAGTTATAAGTCCCTCCCGCTACACCTCGTGAAATCGGTGTTCCAGCTGGTAATTCATATCCAATATTTGGAAGGGGTGATTCTAGGGTCATCTGCCACTCATTAGGGCTAACCTGTACTAGTCCTCTGTATATAATGTTATAATCGCCATATCCGATTCTTGTGTATCTGTGTGGTTGACCATATTCTGGATGTGATGGCGGAAAGAAAAGAACATGTCTAAAATACCATGTATTCGAAGTTACATCAGTGCCGACATACCAGTTATTTGAAGATTCGATATAAATGATGCTATCACCTGGGTTAGCAGGTCTTGTCAAATATGTGTTACCAATATCTCCACAGTTTCTTAAATCAATAAAATTATAAAATGCGTCAAAACATGCAAATCCAAGATAACTGCCGGATAAGCTGCCTTGCGCATTTCTTTGAGCTGTTTTAGCCCATAAAGAAATTTCATATTCCTTTGAAGTATCGACTGAAACAAACTCATCAGATAACCATTGATTAGTATTTGTTTGTGATAAGTGATAATTTCCAGAATGCGGATCTGCTGAAGAGATCGATGCTCCTGTAAAATTATAATTGTTACCAAATTCGAAATTTCCATTAGTGTACAAATTAGTACGGCCTAAGGTTTCGTCGTATGATAACGTTTCGTTAATCTCAGTTGCCAATAGGTTGGCCGTGTTCGTCCACTTCATAAAAAGGATATTCTTTTATATTTTCTGTAGTTGTTTCTTCATTATTTAAAATGAAATTTTTGGCATCTTCAGAAGAGCCAAATTCAGCAATATTATTACCGCTATTATCGAAAACTATGTATTTATTTGTAAATGATACGATGTACATTGCTTTAATTTCTTTGATTATAAAAATAAATTGCAGGGGGTGTTGAACCCCCTACAATCTATATATTAAGTTTATTATACAATTCTAAACTCTAAATCACCATTAGCGTTTTGATCGATGATGAAACCATCAACTCTTAAAGCCGTTGTGTAAAGTGTTGAACCGTCGAATGTTAAGTTAGACTCGCCATTAACTGTTGAACCACCAGTTGCTGTAATAATGTTATTGTTTGTGTTATTTACAACAGCTAAAGTAGGACCAGTTGGACCAGTAGAACCTTGATCACCCTTGAAACCTTGAGCTCCAGTAGAACCTTGTGGACCGGTTGGACCTTGTCTACCTTGAGTACCTTGAGCACCTGTAATACCTTGATCACCTTTGATACCTGTATCGCCTTTAGCACCTTGGAAACCTTGAGCTCCAGTAGAACCTTGAGCTCCAGTAGAACCTTGTGGACCTGTAGGACCTTGTCTACCTTGAGTACCTTGAGCACCTGTAATACCTTGATCACCTTTGATACCTGTATCGCCTTTAGCACCTGTAGCTCCTGTAGCTCCTTGGAAACCTTGATCACCTTTAGCTCCAGTAGAACCCTGTGCGCCAGTTGCTCCAGTTTCACCATATACTCTACCTACGTTTAATTCTCCAAACGCATCGCCAGTGATTAATAAATCAAGACCTTGTAATCTAGCATTTGTGATTGAACCACCCGCAGAACCAGTAGCACCAGTATCACCTTTAGTACCTGTAACTCCTTGTGGACCGGTTGGACCTTGTCTACCTTGAGTACCTTGAGCACCTGTAATACCTTGATCACCTTTGATACCTTGATCACCTTTAATGCCTGTAGCACCTTGGAAACCTTGATCACCTTTAGCGCCTTGATCACCTTTGAAACCTTGATCACCTTTAGCGCCTGTAGAACCATCTCTACCAGCTGCACCTTGGAAACCTTGATCACCTTTAGCGCCTGTAGTACCTTGGAAACCTTGTGGACCCGTAGGACCTTGTCTACCTTGAGTACCTTGATCACCTTTGATACCTTGATCACCTTTAGCGCCTTGGAAGCCTTGATCGCCTTTAGCTCCTTGAGCCCCTTGGAAACCTTGATCACCTTTAGCGCCTTGATCACCTTTGAAACCTTGATCACCTTTAGCACCTGTAGCACCTTGGAAACCTTGTGGACCTGTAGGACCTTGTCTACCTTGAGTACCTTGATCACCTTTAGCGCCTGTAGCACCTTGGAAACCTTGGTTACCATCACGACCTGTATTACCTTGAGTACCTTGAGCACCTTGCATACCAGCTACTGAACCAATCCACTGACCTAATTCATTGATAATTGGCGTGCCATTAACTAATACGTTGTTATCTGGTTTAAGGTTAATGTTTTGATCTGCGTGGATTTCTAAATCCTCTGGTGTGTTTGTATTTGCTGCAATAAATGTATTTAATGCATCGCCTGCAAATGCAATTTTAAATTGCTGGTCTAAGATGATGTTACCATCAACTGTTAATTGACCATTAACTTGAGTTTTACCAACTTGTAAGCCAGTTGTTGCGTTTGATCCTGAGATAGATTTTGATGAATTAACTGTGATATCAGAGTTAATTGTCAGTCCACCTTCTGATGTTACATTAATACCACCAGCTTGTGCTTGTAATTGTAAAACACCAGCACCTGTCGTTTGTACTACAAATGCTTTATCTCTATCTGTTGATAAGATAATTGTATCAGAACTATCGTGGATAACCTTCTTTCCGTTAACATATAACGAATTAGGACCCACGTATAATTCATCAATGTGCAATTCAGTACCATTTGCGCCAATAGATAAAAGCTGCACTGGAGTACCGTTATTATCGATTTGAACGTTTGGTGGTAAGATAGATACGTCAGCATCTCTACCTAACTGTCCCTCAATATATTGGTGAATGTGTTGGAGTTCCGTTTCAAGACCTGCAACACCGTCAACTAATTCAGAAACAATCGGACCTAATTTGAAAAGAGAAGTGTATGTCTCATCTGCACCATACTGAAGTGGCTTGCTTTCACCTGTTAATCTTGAAGCAGTATACTTTTGTTTAAGTATAGCAGCCTCATCAGATACAAGCTTCAAATTAGATCTTAGCGATGCTAAATCTTTTAAACTAATTCTTGTTGCCATTTTTTTGTTTAATTTTTTTTATTAGAATTAGGGCCGGCCGAAACCGGCCCTTTTTCTAAGTTTAATTATTTTAATCTGCTCTCCAATTCTGCGATTCTAGCATTTAAGTGCTTAACCACTTGGAATAAGTAGACTGTCATTTTGTCATAGTGCATTGAGATATAACCTCCTTGGCCGTCTGTAACACCGATTCTTGGATCGAATTCTACAACTTCTTCGGCGATGAAACCAATATCTCTCTTACCTGTTTCTGTCCATGTGAACTCTCTAGCGTTCAAGCTTAGGAATGCTCCCATATTAAACTCTAAAGGTTCAACGTCAGATTTGAATCTTAATGAAGATGCTTGGATACCAATACCTCCACCTAGCATATCAAACATTACTGGAACTGGTGCGTCAAATACGCCATCGTTAGGCATATTGCCTGGAACAATGTTAAGGTGCCACGGAGTACCATAAGCTGTTCCTGCGTCAGTGTCATTAGTCATTTTGATTTCACCATTCTGGAAACTGAATGTAGTACCGCTGAACGTTAAACCACCTTCACCATTAACTGTTGAACCACCAGTTGCTGTAATAATGTTATTGTTAGTGTTATTCACAACTGATAACGTAGGGCCTGTAGGACCTTGGCGACCTTGTGTACCTTGAGTACCTGTAGGACCTTGGTTACCTTGTGAACCATTAGAACCATCAGTTCCTGAAGGACCTTCAGGACCCGTAGGACCCTGATTACCTTGGTTACCCTTGATACCTTGGAAACCTTGATCACCTTTGATACCTTGGAAACCTTGATCACCTTTGATACCCTGATTACCTTGGTTACCTTGAGTACCTTGAGCACCGTAAAGACCTTGGTTACCTTTGAAACCTTGGAAACCTTGATCACCTTTGATACCTTGGAAACCTTGATCACCTTTGATACCTTGGAAACCTTGATCACCTTTGATACCCTGATTACCTTGGTTACCTTGAGTACCTTGAGCACCTTTGATACCTTGGAAACCTTGTGGACCTTGACGACCTTGTGTACCTTGAGCACCTTGGAAACCTTGGTTACCTGAAGAACCTTGAACACCTTGTTGCGCAACAATTGCAAATTCAACATAAACCCATTTGTCATCTGGGAATGCATTGTTAAATGGAAGCACAGTACTGTTCATTGTACCGTTGACAATGTAGTAGTTGCCAACTGTTGTGATGCTACTAACTGTAAACGTGCCGGCACCTGCGTGTGGAGCGTTAACGGTCGATATCATCATTTGAGTACCTGGGCCTGCCGCTGCGAATGCAGATGCAAAGCTATCTCCGTCCTTATCAAGTACATTGAATGTTAATGAAGTAATATAAGTATTACCTACTTCCATGAATGGGTTAGTAAATGACGTTGGGCCAGAGATTTCACCAGAATTTGATGATTGACCATCATTCTGCCATTTCCAAATACCTTCAACCATTGCTGAAGAACCTTGAGAACCTTGAGTACCGTTAGTACCGTTAGTACCTGCAGCACCTTGGTTACCTTGAGCACCTTGAGCGCCTGTCCAGTTACCGGCTGGAGCCCAATAAGAGCCTGACCAAGAGAAGATTGCACCAGAAGATGAAATGTATAATTGGCCAACGAATTCACCAACAATACCATCTCCACCAGGATTTGTAGAAGTACCTGATAATGATCCTTTCATACCTTGGTTACCTTGAGCACCTTGAGCACCTTGATCACCTTTGAAACCTTGAGCACCTTTGATATTTCCAGATAATACCCATGTAGAACCATTCCATACATATACGTTGCCTGTTCCTGTTTGTAAGTACTGATCTCCTATAAGCTGGCCGTTATCGCCTGGATCCGGAAGACCGGCTCC